ATGCCAATAACTAACGCGTCCCCAGAAAATATATTAAGATATTTGCATGCGGCCGGTACCGGTACGAAAGAAGCAATGAAAAGTGCAACTTCACCACGCGGTATACTGGAATGGTTTGTCAATTTTTTTACCTGTGGTGGAGTAAGAAGAAGCAATGAAAGATGCTTTCGGGAGGTAATTGGAAAACTGACCACATCATTATTATATGTAAATAAAAATGCTTTCTTCGATGGTAATAAAATATTTCTGGAGGATGTCAACGGGTGTACTATATGTCTGTCATGTGGAGCAGCATCCGAAAATACGGATCCCATGGTCATTATTGAAGTGAACAAAAATGGAAAAACTGTAACGGATAAAGTTGATAGTGAGAGATTTTGGAATGTATGTCGAATGTTAAAACTGATGAGTAAACATAATATACAACAGCCTGATTCACTTATAACCGAGGATGGTTTTCTGAACCTGCGCGGAGTAAACCTGGCTCATAAAGATTTCCAGGGGGAAGATTTGTCAGACATAGATGCTTCTGATGCAGATTTCCGTGAAACAAATCTATCTAATGTAAATTTAGTCGGTGCAAATTTGTGTTGTGCAAATCTACACGCTGTAAATCTAATGGGTTCAAACATGACTAAAGCAAACCTGACTCACGCAGACCTGACTTGCGCTAACATGTCCGGTGTAAACTTAACCGCTGCAATTCTATTCGGCTCAGACTTAACTGACACCAAACTAAATGGTGCGAAATTAGATAAGATAGCTCTAACTTTAGCGAAAGCATTAACAGGAGCCGATCTGACAGGTAGTCAACATACCCCTACTCCACTCCCGGATTACAATGATAGAACTCTTTTCCCCCATCCGATATTTTAGTCGAGATAAAGGGATTTTATAAACAAGAAGTATTCAAACAGAGGCCCCCTTGTTTTATTAAATAAACCCCGCCCCTAAGTTTCATTATAAATAACATTTTCAGCGTATTACTTGTTGGCTTTGTCTGAATCATAGCGTTATCTGTATGTGGCACATTAACTAAAAACACTATTATTGTTTAATTTAAATAATTCATAATTGTAGTCAGGAAATAAGAAGTTATGCTTCCGGTCACCTACAGATTAATACCTCAAAGCGGAGTATCCACATATGGATTAAATACCGCAGATACACCTGTTTTCCCCGATATTCCCGAACATGCACCAAACCCCTCACGGCTACGCCTTGCTCATGACAGCCTTGCCATAAACAGTGAATTCCGTCTGGAGCCAGAGTGTGTGGTGGAGTACCTTATCTCAGGCGCGGGTGGAATAGACCCTGATACAGAAATTGATGACGACACTTATGACGAATGCTACGATGAACTATCCTCCGTACTTCAAAATGCGTATACCCAAAGCGAAACATTCCGCAGACTGATGAATTACGCATATGAAAAAGAACTACATGATGTGGAGCAGCGCTGGCTACTGGGGGCAGGCGAAGCCTTTGAAACTACCGTGGCTCAGGAACACTTCAAACTTTCAGAAGGCAGGAAAGTTATTTGTCTCAATCTGGACGATTCTGATGATTCATATACCGAACATTATGAAAGTAACGAAGGACCACAACTTTTTGACACAAAACGTTCATTTATTCATGAAGTTGTACATGCACTGACCCATCTTCAGGATAAAGAAAAAAATCATCCAAGAGGCCCTGTTGTCGAATATACCAACATTATTCTGAAAGAGATGGGGCATCCTTCACCTCCCAGAATGGCCTACATCTTCAATAAATAGACACATCGGGAAACGAAAAGAAACTAAAGACTCGCGTAGTCCGTTTTTTCGGGAAATATTCTAACAGTATTTTCTAACTATATTCTATAGCGCCTAAAAAAACAAAGGGGCTACCTTTCGGTAACCCCTTGTTTAATCTGGCGGAAGCGCAGAGATTCGAACTCTGGAACCCTTTCGGGTCGCCGGTTTTCAAGACCGAAGAAATAATCATAAAAATCAATAACATAAATAAAAATGGTTTAATTTTCGGCATATTTTATCACCAGAAAAATCAAGCAATTACATACTTCTTGACGCCTTATTTTCTAACGACATTTCCTGTCGTCATTGGCTTGTCATATCTCATAAGCTAAGAATAAGGCACAGATACCGAAGCTGAAACAAAATGTAATATATTGAATTGTTTAATTACAAACATAATGTTTACCACCAGCCCCTCCGGACATTAGATTGAGTATAGCTTAATTTTGTCAGGTTAGCTGTACCCTAATTGTTTTCAGTTATTTTTTAACACTTATAATGGAATAATAAAGTGAAACAGAGACAACATAGCTTAATAATCATCATCGGTTTAATAATAGTCTCATATGCTGTTAATAAAGTTGTTTTCGCGAGAGACTCATCTATCCCATTTCTTTCTACTTTATCTTTTTTACTGACTTCTTTTTATTTATTGAGATGTAAAAATCTGGCACCACGTATTATTGGCTATATTCTCACTTTTTTACTATCATCTGAAATTTCGTATTTTATTGCTTTCAGGGAACAGATATCTTTTGACGTTATCAGTTCTGTTGTGGAAACAAACTTTATCGAAGCAAAAGGAATGTTTTTAAGTGATGGCATTAAAATTTTTGGAATAGCAATTTTATTAACGTTAGCGATTAGTTATGGAATAATTAAATTTTATAAAACTCAGTATAACTTCTGGTGGATTCCCAGACTGGCGTTTTTCCTTTATTTATTAACAGCAATAATGATCGTAAATGATGTGCGATCACAAATAAATGATATCAAAATGAGCATGAACGAATCACGCTCTACAATAGGCAAACTGATTAAAAGTTACTTCCCCGCCGTTATAGGTGATGTGGCATATTTTGCCAGTACAATGCTATTAAATGACCGTTATTCTGGCACATCAATAATACCAGACTTCAACGAAGCTATAACAGGTAAAGAAGACAACGGCAATAATACCATTGTTATCGTAATGGGGGAATCTTCGCTATTTTCAAGGTACAGCATTTACGGGTATCCTAAGCTGACAAATCCAGATTTACAAAAAATATTCACACAACCGAAATCATGCATTATCGGAAACGTTCATTCAAGCGCTCCTGAAACAAGGGATTCCCTTGCAATGACATTCTCCTTCAGTACGCCAGAAAGCGATACCAATCTATTCAAGAATAAATCCATTATAGAAATGGCAAAAGCTAATGGGTATAAAACCTGGTGGATTGGCTCTCAGGAACTTGAAGGGTTATTCAGCTCAAAATATGGATTTATTGCAAGGAAAAGCGACGTTGTCAGACTGACGAATGGACATGATGAACATTTGGTATCAATGCTGACTGACGCGCTGGAAGATACGTCTGTCCCCCAAAAATTTATAATAGTTCACCTGCTTGGCAACCATAAGCCTTACCATAACTACAATGCAGAAGATAAGGAAGCATTACCCGGAGCTGAAGAATACGATTTAACTATTCATAAAACAGACAGAGTTGTTTCTTCATTGTTCAACGATGTAGCGAAACACAGCAACAACTATATATTCCTGTATACGTCAGATCATGGAGAAGTGGTCAATAAAGGTCATGGACTTATGAAAGGTAAGGATCAATGGTACATACCTTTTTTGTATAAATCTACCAATGATAAATTTGATTGTTCATTCATTGAACAATTTAGAAACAAGGATGGATGGCTGAGTGGTCTTATGAATAAATATATCCTTTCACGTCTTATTGGTTATACGCTTGATAAAAATATTGTTAATAGTGAAATGAATAACGACAGAGTAAAGGCGGCAAATGAAAAACCCGTCTTATTTAAAGATACAGAGTGAAAAATAAATATCTTAGGCTTAAAAGCCCAGCGTAATATACATGCAGGGCTTTTTAAAATTAAAATATTTACTTATGAAGACATAATATTCTCATCCTGTGAGAAAAGGTGCGAATCGTTCGCTTTCCCTTGCATCTGAATAAGTCAAACCACTTGTTTTTACCCAGATAGTTTAACTTTATCATGTCAGGCCTGTAATAATAACACATCAGAAATATGCCCTGATCATCATCCACAATATTCTCTCTCAACACCTTCTTTTGGCAATGCCACACCAGTCGGTAAAATTCCTGCCACTTTTCCAGCGTTCCAACCAAAACGCCACCGATGATATACACATGGTTACCTGACATACAGTTGAAAACTGACTCCAGCGTTCCAAGTTTAAGCCCTCTTCTGATTGTGAAAAAATGCATTTTTTCCTTATTGAAGGGCCATGACCATTTCTTTATTCCATTCGTGGTATCAGAATCTCTACAATATCCAAAATCAATCCAGGCAACCATATCGTCTTTGATTAACCCCTGCCTGATAGCCTGATTCACAAAATAAGTTTTCAGATTACAGAGTAAAACGTAATCAGCCGACAGGAACTCTGGATTCCCCCGCTGCTCTACGGGCGTTCTGCGCTTAAACGCTACATCTGACTGTATAGAAGCGATCCGGCTCCTGATATGACGAAATTTTTTATTGAAATTTAATGTAACAATCGTTGTTGGTTTTCCTCTCCTGATTTCCTCAATTCTGGATTTGAGGTCAGGTGAAGTGAAAATAACCATATCATTTTCAAGTTGAGCAAGATTGGAAAACCAGGTCATATATTCATCAGTAGTTCGCTCAATGCGTGGAGCAAACCCATTTTGCGATGTCCATTGACTTCTGCCTATATCAAAATAAGCAGTAACAATTGTAATTGAAGTGGTCATATCTCTTTAAAAAAGCCAGATAATTTGAGTGAATATATCATATTGAAGTAAAAGAAATCCAATGTGAATCGTTAAAAATCAAGATAATAAGCTTTAACTATATTTTTAAACATCAAAACGCACTGATAATTTTTATCTCCATCTGTTGCGAGTCATTAACAGCATTTACGTTCTTTCTCGTACATCCCCCGCCCGAACCACCGTACAGCCCAATACATGATCGTCTTTTTCCACTTCGGCACACCGAGCACTGTCATTCCGTCGAGGAAGATTTTGTCGGCTTCTTTCTTTGTACGTAGCGCGTTGTCGTACAGGTAATCGTGAATAATGGCCGCTTTGGCGTATTTGCCGTCTGGCGGTAACAGCGTCCAGAAGATGCGCGGCACGCTGGCGAGGTCGGTGACGAATCCGGCAGGTACGCTGATAACATCGCTGTTGTCGTCGCTCAGGTAAAACTCAAAAGGCTCGTATACGCGCCAGTTGTAGTGACCGAGCATTTCCAGAATGGCGGGTGTGGTGAATTTGCTCATTGACGGTTTATACCTGCGGGTGAAGTATTTTTATTTCCCTGTGAGTCATCAGGGATATCCGATGACCAGAACTACCGTTTGTCAGACTTTATCGGGCTGCCTTTCCTGTGTGGGGCAGCCCGCTTTTTATTTACGCCGTCACCCAGCTTTTGCCGTCCGTCCCTGTCTGTACCAGGGTGGTGCTGTGGTCGGTGGTGGTGGAGGCGGGCAGTCCGTTAATCAGCACGTTTTCATTCGCGGGCTGTACCGTGATGGTGCCTGCGCTGTTTGCCACTATCTGCACCGTATTACCGGCGCTGATTTTCGCATCCGGAATAACCACTTTTCCTCCACGTTTACCCGCCGGGAAGTACACGTAACTTCCTGAGTCCTTGTCCGCCAGTGTGATAACAGCATCATCCCGGTACACGCTGGCGCTGAAGGCCGCCAGTTCGATACCGTAGGTGTTGCCGCTGGTGATATCGGTCAGTTGTACCGTGTTGGGGGGCGCAATCGCCGGGCAGTTCATCAGGGAGAAGTCGTCGCCGTTGCCGCCGTCAATAAACAGCGTGGCGCGGCTGGTGTTCCCGCCGTGATATTCCACGCGGAAACTGTGCCAGTCCGTGTTGTACGCGCCGAACGTCCCCATTTTCAGGTTATCCGGTGAGGTGTGCGCCATCAGGTTAATGTTCGTCCCGTCCGTCTGGATGAAGAAGTACGAGAGGGCCGGATGGGCGTTTGTCGGCGACCCCATGAAGTTGATTCCGGCGGGAATATCCACCCTGTTCAGCAGCCAGTAGCACGCAAACGCGTACTGGTTTGCGACTTTTGCCGTGGTGAGCCTGAATTTACACTCCAGCACCCCGCCGTGTTTCAGCATATCGGCACCACCTGTTACCGGCTGTTCCGCTTTCCAGGTCTGTTGCGGCGTTTTGGCGATGGCCAGCACATGCCCGCCCTTGCCGTCCGGATTGTCTTTGGGGGTGAACGTGCCCCCACTGACGTTCTGCCAGCCCTGTTGCTGCAGCGTCCCGTCGCCCCGGCGTCCGTTGTAGCCCACTTCGTCCACCTTCGGCGTGTAGCTCAGTGTGGCGGCGGCTGCGGTGTCGTTCGTCATTACGGTTGTGGTGGTGGCGGGCAGCGCTGAGCCTGACGGCGCTGCCAGCAGACTTTTACGTCCGGCATACAGCAGAATCGCTGACGCCAGCCGCGCGGGGATGATATCGCGCCGCGCCCATGAACTGAAATGGCTCCCTCTCAGGGAGGACACCCAGTTGGCTGACGTTCTCGATGCCGAACCGTAATAGTACGCCGCCGGGATGTCCGGGTCTTCTGTCGGTTCGTTGGTCGCCGTGTTGTTGCCGTTCTCGTCGGTCAGGAACGGCACAAAAAAGACGTTCGGCTCCTGACAGGTTTTGTAACCGCCGTACACCGTGTCGTACTGCGTGGGGTACGTGTTTTTCCAGTAGTACGTGGTATCCCCGCAAATCCACGGCACGCTGTCGGCCTTAAAGTCGGGCATCTGTGCGGCGTGGTCTGCCATGTCAGTACGGAACTGTTTCACCATCGCCGCAAATTGCGCGGGCTGTTGTGCATAACTGGCGGACGACATGTCAAACTCGCCCTGCATCCAGACCACGGTCAGAAGACGGTTTTTCGGGTTCTTGTCCAGTGCAGCTCTGGTGCGGCTGAGTAAGTCCTGGTAGAGGGGCTTACCCGTGCCCCAGCGGGCCGAGGCTTCCGTTGCGCCGGATTTTGCGTTAAACGCACCGTCTTCGCCCTGGGTGAAGGCCGCCCCGCCACGCGAACAGGGCACCATCAGTATGCCGGCCTCTTCGGGGATATACGGCAGCAGCTTTTTGGCGATATGCAGCGCCTGCCCGACACAACCGTACTGACCTTTCGATAAGTCCGCGCGTGGGTGATTCAGCCCGCTCATGTTCTGCACATCATGCGGGCAGTGGTCGAGCGGGATAACATCATTGTACTTGCAGGGCGCTCCGCCCGGCGTCACCGTGGCACGGCGGGCCAGTTGCTTAATACGCGGGTGTGGCGCGTCCAGAGTGTCCGGCAGTGGCAGGCCCTCGCCGTAAGCCATCATGTTGGACTGCCCGGCCACGGGGATGACAAAGTAGTATTCCGGCATCTTTGGCGTAACCGGCACAACCTGCGGGGTACTGACTGAAGGAGACGATGGAAGATTGTTTAAGTCCTCCGGAGTAAGAACGGTCAGCGGATATCCACTGTATGACATAACTCTACGGGACATATAATTCCTCTATTTGAAATGAATACGGGCGGCTGCGGCTCTTGCCGCCTGTTATTAATGGTTATTTTCCTCTACCCAGCCTACCGGATAATCCAGAACAGCTTTGGCATCGGTGAGTTTATCCACCTCTTCTTTCATTTCACGCTGGCGCATGTGGATTTGCAGACCTTTAGTAAACATTGCCTGGTCTATGGCGTCGCTGAGGTTTAGCAGCTCGTTCGCGGTCATTGGGACATCGTTATTATCGGCGTCCGTCCAGATAAAACCGGCTGGCAGCTTGTTGGCTTTTGCCATCTGAACGGAGAGGCTTAATCGCTCCTGGGTAACTTTACCATAGTCCCAGTTATGATTGTTAAACCGAAAGACATAATTCATATTCTCCTGAATATTACGCCAGTTATTAATATCAGCGTGTTTCTGAATAAGCGCAGTACTCAAATCCGCGACCCACTGGCCGTTTTCGAATTTATCTATCGATGATGAGGGTGCCTGTGTGGTGGTGTTTTCCGGTAGCGGGCCGGGTTCTGAAATATAAATCGGGTTGCCGGTTGTCGTATCGTATACCGTTTCTCCGCGGTGATCTTCGTACAAGCTCCACGTTTGTTTTTCGCTGTCAAATACAGCCGTATGGCTGGCCGGAATATCAGGAGGAGCAATATCAGTACAGTTTGCCGGTAATCCTGTGTGCGGCGGGATATATGCATCACCTGCACCAATAAATTCGTTTGTATCTGAACGCAGATTATAAATTTTAATTATCTGTGTGGTATCACTCATTTTAAGCGTCATTTTTTATTCCGGATAAATATTCTGTATTCAGGTATACAGTATGATCATGCGAACCGACATGCAGTGTATTAGTGTGTGAGCCATCCCAATACTTGTTACTGCTGCCTGCATTAGCTGATTTTACGCAATATGTCCTGTACTCCCCACAACCGATATATTCCGTTCTGGCGTTCGGACAAAGCGTCTTTGACGGACAGTATGCCGTTGTGCTGAATACCGCATTCTGGCGGGCGCTGGCGTATTGCCAGTTGATTGCTTTGGGTGGATTACTGAAACTTTCCCACGCCAGCCTCATTTGCCGGGCGACGCTGTCCGGGGGAACCTGACCACATCCGGCCCCCATCGCAGGGAATACAACAGATGTAATTTTCCGGTCTTCTCCGGCGCTTTTATTGTGCTGAAAAATTGCCAGTAACGCGGCTCTTGTTGCGTTATAAACCGCGTCGGTGCCCTCAATAATCAGCGGAACGCGCATCGTCGGGGCATGAACCAGCCACGGATGCTTACTGTTCCCCGTTCCAGTAACGAAGGCGGTACCAACGGGTTGTTCTCCCAGATATTCACGGTAGATATGTTGCTGTACCCGTTCCTGTAACTGCGCTCCGAAATATGCCGTAATAGCAGCATCCACACCGCCGTCCATAAGACCGAAGCTGTTGGCCGCACTGACCATGCAGTCAAACTCAGTAATGGTTTCAAATGGCCCACGGATAATTTCCACATTTTCGGTATTCTGAAAATAAAGTTCAAAAGCCGCAGCCATTGCCGGTACGGGTGCTGAAAGAATTAATTTAATCATGCCAGCCTCACAATATAGTTAAATGCAATATTTTTAACCGTGGTTTCCGCATTACCGTCTGCATCCACAATAACGACGTGTCCGTGTGGACCGATATACATGGTGTGCTCATGTCCTCCGATATAAACTGTATGTGCATGGTCGCCAGCGGCCTGTGTCCACGCACCACCTCCAGGCTGAAATGAGGTGTGACTGGAGTCTCCATAGAACGAGTTGATATAACCGCCAAACTCATGTGTATGACCACCCGTTGTATTGGTCGATTTCGTACCATAATCAAAGGATGAGGTAGATTTTGTCCCTAAATCAGTATCCTGCGCCCGCGCGGTGTGTCCGTGCGCCTTGTTGCCGTCCATTTCCTGTGAGAGCACGGCTCGACCGCTGGCGGGCTTGCCTTTGATTGTCCAGCCCCGCAGATCCGGAATAACGCCGGATGGATACGCTATAGCCAGTAAGGGATATACGTTCTTATCAAATGTTTGCCCCTGCATCAGGGCGTAACCGGCTGGGGTAGCATCAGACGGCCATGCTATCGGCGCCCCTACTGGATGCGAATCCGGAGGCGGATTGAGTGAGGTGTAGAACATCGCCCATTCTGACCACTCAGCGTCAGAGGTATCACGATGGCTACGGATATAGGCGGGTGCTGGCGCACCGTTAACACCGCTCCAGCCAATGAGGATTTCCCCGTCACCGGTTCCGGTCAGTCGCAAAACATTCCCGTATTGCGTTGGATAACCGTTATTGTAAACCTCGCCCATTATCAGGCCGCTATCACTGCCTCTTGTCGTACCAGTCAGTGCCGGAAGCGCGCCGCGTGATGCCAGTCTGTTCGCTGCAACAGCCGTACCGTTGGCAGGAAGCGCTCCGATATTTTGTACAAACAGCGGCTTTTCCGGAATATCGCCACCGTTCTGGTCTTTGGCGAGGTATTTAAGATCCGTCTGCTCCTGGCTGTAGACCTGAAGATTATCCCGTGCCGTTCCTTTATTCTGAAGGTCTGACAGATTGTTTTTCTGCCACAAAAACAGCTTCAGGGGATCTGCCAGCAGGTTTACCCAGCCTGCGCTGTCGGCACCTTCCGGATCGGTCAGGTTATCGTCAATGGTATTCAGCCAGACCGCTGTTGTTGAGACTCCGGCGAGAATGGCATCTTTTGCATATCCACCAATGGCCCCGGCGAAATCGGCATTATACGTGTACAAACCACCAGCCTGGACGTACCGTATTGCTGCGGTAATATCGTGCATCAGACCGTTAAAATCCTTGCCGTGTGGCGGTATACCGCCCGCTGAAATCGGGGTCATGGTCACCGGAGGAAAACCCGAATCATACGCCGCGTTACCGCTCTCTTTGGTCTGCTGCGTCGCCTTGTCCGGGATATTATTTTTATCCCCGGTACTCGCAAAGGGTACTGCCAGTTGACGGGGTTTATCGTTAAGCTTCATTACTGGTCTCCTTTAAAACCACTGAGACATAAACACCCGGCGGGGACGGCAGTGCTCCCGACGACTGGATAATCGCCAGTTCTGCCGACGAGAGAGCAAACTCAAAGATGTAACTCATCCTCAGTCCACCATTATTCAGAACATAAGCCCGGCGGTTTTTTCCGAACATAAACCGCAGCATCCGGTTAATATCCGGCACAGAGCAGTCAGTAATATTCGACATGGCTTTCATCAGTATCAGCCGCCGGTATATCTCATCAGACAGGTCAACGGTCCGGGTAACCGCTTTTCCGCTGTAAAACGGTGCCTGATTAAACGGACGCGGGTCATCCATTACCGGGTTGTCCATCCGGGCCTCGCTGAAACCCAGGTAATTAAAATCGTCCTTTACCGTCAGCCGGCGACTGACGCCCACAATCTTTCCCCAGACATCAAGACCGTACTTTTCTGCAGTATCGATGTTCCAGATAAGGTCATAAAAATCACTGATAAAACTGTCGGGGGAAAGCGCTGCGTTAAAGCTGTTAATGAGGGCATTGAGTCGGGGGCTGGCGGCATACTGTGCAAGCACGGTTGCAGCCACATTCTGCACGTTACGCCTCCTGTAGTTTCACACCGATATTCGACACATCCAGAACCGGAATCTCATCTATCCCGAAAGTGACAGCAGTTGTCCATGACGAGCCGTCACGACTCACAGTAAGGCCCAGAATATCGATATTTTCCGGATCGGTTTTGTAAACGCCGGCATAGTAGCGCCCTGCGGAGACAACAGAGGCTACCCTTGCCCGCAGACCACCATCTGTACCGTTAAACGCGGACAACACAGATTGCTGTACCTGTTGGGTAATATCTGAGGGCAGATAGTCACTTTTTTTCAGCGTCACACTGACATGCAGACTGACAGGTTTGAGTGTCTGCCAGGTGATCACGTATTCAGGATACGGCGGATCGTACTCCTTATCCGCAACGGTGAACGTTGTGTCGCCGTTCATATCAATACCCGGCGGAGCCTTACGCCAGATGGCCGCCGCGATATCTGCCGGACTGCCGCCGTACACGCCAACATAAAACGAACCGGGTGTTAACGGATACTGACTGACCCCGGCTTTTTGTTCCGTTTTTTTCGGATTATGGGTGACGTAAACATCCACCACGTTTTCTACCGTAGAGAGTATTTCACCCCGGATGGCTTCCAGAATATTACGGGCATTACGGGCAACTGAATTACGCCGACGATTTTCAAAGTCCGCGCGGGTTTCCTCGTCGCTGCCCGGTACACCTGCACTGGCGTTAGTGACACCTGACCAGCCGGGGATTGCCTTATAAATTTTATTCAGAGTTCCCGCCGGACAGCCGACAGGCCCGGTGGACAAATTCAGGAATACCACATCAACCTGCCCTGATGCGCCGATTGTGGCGTCTGACAGACTGACGTACTTATAGCCGGCCTCATCCTGCGCCATACTGCCCGCCGGAATCAGCGTACCAACCAGCCCGGTACAGGTTGCCGTTACTGTCGTACCTGTAGCCCCGCGTCGTTCCAGGAAATAAATCTTTCCTATTGCATCCTGAAAGCGTCCACTGGAGAAGTCAGGGTTTACCTGGTTAACGATATACAGCAACTGATCGTTTTTATCCGCGATAATGGCACTTTCGCTTGATGCAAGCTGCCCCTGCGGACTGCTCAGACTGGTACTCATTGCGCCGCCCAGCGCACCAGAAAAATCGCTGAGCCTGCCGCTCAGAATATCCGCTTCATCCGGCACGTTCAGCCCGCTGTCTGTAATACGTACAGCGGGTACTGCGGTAGAAAAAGATTTATTTTCACTCATAGCAGTACCGTAAAAATGTCGTTATTGGTATCTGTAATACGCAGCACTCCCGTTACTGTCCGGGCTTTATCAACAGTGACCTGGCAAATTGCGGCGCTCACGGTCGGCAGTTTAAGTGCTTCCTGTTGCAGGGTGGCATTCACCAGTTGCGTGCCGGGCCAGTGTCCGAGGATGCGTGACCAGTAAGGTATGCCGGACGTTGAGTCGTACCAGCACTCCCCCAGAAAGGTACTGCACGCACACGCCACATCCTGGGCTACCGCATGGGGATTATCAGTAATGGCAAGATTACCGGTATCATCCAGCAGGATGTCCCATGTCCCGGTGTCGAGAAGAAGCGATCGTGACTGCATATTTTCTCCTGTTTACTGCGGTCCCTGCGTGGTCGAACCGCCGGACTTAACACCACTGTGAACATGGTATCCAAAATCAATACCGCCAATCTGCGCGCCACCGGAAAGTTCAGACTGTCCGGTAACATTAAGCCCCTGGCTGACGGCAGCATCCCCGTTAAGCGCGATTTTTGGAGAGTTAACAGTGAAACTTTTCGAGGCGTTCACGATGCCTTCCGGCGCAGAAATCTCCACTTTCCAGGGGGAAATAACCCGTATCTGGTTGTCAGCAAATTCCACGAACTGTACGGGCGCACCGTTAAGCACACCACCAAGCCAGATGGCATCGGCGTAGTTATGAGTGCGTTTTGATCCCGGCATCGCGGCCTGACGCGTGGCTTTTACCGCACTGATATCCCGGTCGCAGATGCCGAGGAAACCAATATCGCCCACATGTGGCGGCATAATCACCGCATTGCTGCCCCCCTGTAGCCGCCATACGGGAAGGTTATAAATCACCTCATGCTCAACCGGGGAACCGTCTGCTGCAACGCCCATTACCATCGGTCGGACATCAATAAACTCCCCCTCCACCGCCACTACCTGCCCCAGAGTGATAAATACGTGTTTCCCGAGAAACTGCCGCAGCATAAAGTCCTGCGCATTCATTTCGCTGTTTACGTCCGTCGGATTACTGAGTGGTTGTGCCATTATCGTTAAGCCTTGTCATGGTACAGTTGGAGCTCCACGGACCGCCCACGGTTCGCGAGGTAATGGTGTGTATCACTCCGGTTAACTGGTAATCGCCTGTCACGTTAGGTAGTGACGATTCCAGATGGACCCGCCGACCAATGAAAAGATCAGGGCAGAATGTCGTGGTGGCGCTGAGGCCGGTCATGGTATAGACCGGATATCCAATAAGCCCGTGGTCCGGCGAAATATGCACAGCCGGAATATCCAGGGCTTTGTCCTTCGGCCAGATGGTGACTTTCTCCGCGTCCCCCAGATCGATGTTAATATCGGCGGCTGAAGCGGCATCCAGCATTTGTTGTACAAGGTTTCCGGAAAAGTGTGGATTCGACAGGCTGCGACTGACGCCCTGATTTTCAAATTTCAGCCCGGCAGATGACGCCAGAGCACGGATGATATCTGCAACAGGCACATCACCTTTCGCACTGAAATCGGCCGCTGTCTGATTACGCAGGTTGAAACTAACCTGCCCGGTCAGAATAAGGGGTATATCCGGCGCCTGGTTGTAGTCCGCATACGCATCGGTAATATCTCCCTCGAAAATAAGCCGACCACCAGCCCGTACCCGCATTTCATTGGCCGTACTTTGAGCGGGTCGCCACACGCCCCGATAACTCAGGTCGGCCATATGCGCCGGAGACAGCCCCCAGATATACAGGGTTATCTGCGTTCCGGCAGTTCCGCCATATACCGTGACAGTGGCAAAACATTTAGCTCCTGAAACAGTCAGAATATTGCCCTTACCATTGTCGAACGTCCGCCCGTCTGACAGGGTGAACTCCACGGTAATGTCACGCTGTACATAGCTCATGTCAGCTCCTCAGGCGACAGCCAGTAGAGCCGGTACCGTGAACCAAGCCCCCGCCAGTCGGGATCGTGGTTCCCCTCCGTGTCGGAAAAAAACAGATCGCCCTGAAACGGCAGGTATCCGTACCGGACAATCCGGTTATTGTTCAGGCACAACACGCCATACAGGCACGGTTCACCGTTAACGGTAATATCGATATACATACCCGTAGTACGCTGATTCAGGCGAATGGTGCAGACCTGAGCACCCAGTGTCACCGTAAACTGCTGGGCTTTGACGGGAGATAAAACAATTTCCAGCATCAGGTGATCCCCCTGTTCGTGACGCTCCGTCTGTCAGCGTCTGACGGTTGTGTCACCGACGCCGTAACTGGCTGAGTTTTAACCGATGCTGCCCCTTTTGCTTTATCGTTGTCCGTAGGAGACTGGTTATCCGTACTTCCCACTGACACCTCTCCTGTATTCATTACCGCCTGGAATACTGCGCTGACCGTCAGTAATGTCGGTCCATTATTACTTCGCGTTCGGTAGTCGTATTTCACCAGGTCGTAGGATGTCCATGTCTTGTCTGGCGTCTCAATATCGTAAAGTCCTGCTGTGGTACGCATCATTTCAAGCGTTTCCAGCACATTCGATCGCGAGGTGGTGGAAAAATTTGTCAGGTTCGGGACAGCCCCGGAAAATGCCGTCCCCCCCTCTACAGTGAAAGTTACATGCAGTTCCGGTGGTCGCTGGATTTTATTAAAGGTGGTATAGGCTCCCTGTTCGACGGGGGCGGTGGAAACAGAAGCCTCCGCTCCCACCTCAACGACAACAAAAGAATCCGGGGAGAAAGGCCTCCCGCCCTTCAGGTGAACACCATCCGGATCATTCCATGCGTAATAAATACCGAATGACGGTGCCAGTACACTGTTAATGAGTCCCAGGACACCGCCGCCACGAACGGCACTCAGTACGTTACTTTCATTGAGCGAAAAGTTATTCAGGGAAAGATTATCGAAAGAGAAACTCATCCTGTTACCCCGCTGGAATAAACTGAAACAAGCGCCGAATTCCTGATACGCCTACGCGCATCATCGGTAATGCCCTTCACATTGTCCGAGGTTGTAGTGACATTCAGCGTCCCGATATGCGTGGTTTCCGTTACGGTGGACTGAGATACAGGCGCCGGATGACGCGACTGTACGGCCATTGCCGCCCCCGGATGGGGCAGATTCGCCAGAACGCGGGGAATATAGTTACGTGTCTCCTCCGGAGCAGCAGCCAGCCCCTTACGCTGAACATTTCCCTCACCCCAGTTGTATGCCGCCAGAGCCTTAGCCAGATCGCCATGAAAAAACCGCAGCAGGCCACCAAGTTTTCTCGCGGCGGCATCAGCGGATTTTGCAGGATCAAAGGCATCGTTTCCCCTCAGACCAAATTCCTTAGCCGTCTGCGGCATGAACTGAAACAGTCCCATCGCACCAGCGCGTGAGACGGCAAACTGATTACCACCGGATTCAGTGATCGCAACACTACGCAGCAGTCCGGTCGGCAGGTTATATTTTGCCTCCAGTTGGGACAGTTTCGGTTGCAGCCAGCCTAACAGAGCCTCCCCGGCCTTCGTCGGACGCGGGCGGTTTTGCATGGCATTACCGAGTTTTTCCTGCGTCGCACGCATACCCTGTAGCCAGGATGCCCCGGAGGCTGCTCCCCTCCCGGTTGCCAGAGAAGCCTGAGTATCCAGCATTCCCTGCTGCCATACTGTAGGTGATTGTGCATGGGTGATGTTGCCAGGCTTTTCTCCGGCATCCAGTTTTGCCTGGTATTCCTCCATCTCTTTCTTATTGAAAAAGAAAGTCCCGTCTGAAGCCCAGAAAAAACCATGCGAATCCAGCCAGTCCTTATTCTTCCTGCCAACGATGGATGTCATTAACCCGTCAACAACCGGGTAAAGCGCCGTTATCGCAAAAAGAAGGCCGCCGGGACCGTTGAGGGCCTTAGTCAGCCCCAGTACCCATGACGCCACTTTCAGCCCGATCAGCGTAATAATGACATTCTGCCAGCCCCCCATTTCTCCGGCAGCCTTATTCACCCAGGAGGCCACTGACTCAACTTTATTCAGAAATGTGGTGATAAACTTGTTCACTTCCTCCGGATGTTGCTGCATCCAGTCACCGAGTTTCTCCAGCCATTTGCTGAATTCCGTGGCATACGGCATCAGTGCCGTACCTATAGTCAGACCAATTGTTGTCCATACCTGGTCCAGTTCTGCAAGGGCTTCCCGCAATTTGCGGGCTTTCCGGATTTTATCGTCGGAGACCTGCGAACGGGATGTAAAGTCATCCACATCCTGAAGAGCATGGCCTGAGCCAAGAAACTGCTGCCCGGCATAACTGAACCCCAGCGCATTACCGTAGGCTGTCTGTTCTGACTTTGTCAGTCGCGGAAAGGCAGACGCCAGCTTGCGCATGATGACTTCGGTACTGTCGGTATTTAAATCAACACTGACACCCGCACGGGCTGCAACCTGAAACAAATCCTGCAACACAGGATCAAAGGACTTTCCGGCTTTGAATGCGGCTTTTGCATCCGTAATCCGGGAAAACGCCCCGGTGATCTCGCCAGCGTCAGCGCCATTCGCCTGCCCTGCGCGTATCCAGCCGTCCAGATGTTTCGCTTTCATGCCAAAGGCATCGGAGGAAATTGACAGCCGGTTAAGATCACCGGCAAACCCCGTGACCAGGCTTTTAATTCCCCCCAGTGTCAGGGTGACGCCTGCCAGCGCCAGTATCTGATTACGTATGCCGGAAAAAAACGTTGATGCCCGTTTACCTGCTGCCTCCATTTTCTTAGCGGTTTTTTCGGCCTTTTTTCCGGTATTCGCGATGGCATCACCGGTTCGCTTCCCCGCCTGTTCCATACTCGCGGCAGTTTTATCAGCGTCAGAGCCTGTTTTCTTCAGGGCCTTACCCGTGCGCTCACCGGCGGCTTCCGTCTCACGTGCAGCTTTATCCGCATCACTGCCTGTTTTCGCCAGGGCATTACTGGCCTGTTTTTGCCCCAGTTCGAAAACATCCGCCACCCGCTCCATTGCGGCGGTCAGTCGGTCCAGTGCAGCGTGCGCAGCCTGTTCCCCGGCAGTAAAGTCCTTACTTTCTATATCCAGTGCCAGAACCAGCTCATCAAGTACCGCTGCCATTCTGTGTCTCCTGCATCACACGTTCGTTATGGGCGTCCACCTGAATAATCTCAAGCAGATCCCATAAGTCCTGCACACCAAGTACGGAATCCAGTTCGACTTTTGAAGCCTTACCGGAGGAGATAACGGTCGCAATGGTGCGGGGAACGTTAACGTAATCCACCACCCCGAACGGTCTGTCGGGGCCGAGATAACGCGGGGGAATATCTAGCTGGCGGCGGGACTGAAAAAATCCACATGCAGTCTGAATACCTCCGCACGTAAATTAAGCCTGGTGGTGATTTCCTCTATATCGTCTTCAATAAGAGGTCGCCGTATACCACGATTTTTCGGATCGGGAACAAACTGTATACATTCCATCATTTCATCCAGCAGTGGACGGGCTTCTTCCGGCGGGATTTTTGACAACGCTTTCAGCCCTTCCAGCGCCAGCGCAGCCATCCCCATACTGCGAACATCATCCGGTAACTCCACGCCGCCACGCCCCATCGCCATAATGGCGCGCATCGCCCACCATTCCGCCTGCGAGGCAGACATTTCGGTAAGGTGAAATACCTTGCCGTTATCCCGCCCCTGACCATCAATAGTGATAAATTTCTCTTTACGGGCCATCAGTTAAAAACCTCCGGAGTGATAGTTTCCCACTCGATAACCGCCTGTCCTGGCTGCAATGTACGCGCCGCGTCAGGCAGCGCTTTCCATTGTTTGAGTACGCCATTTACGCAGGTATATTTACGGCCTATCGCCGGAAGCAGCACGACAGCATTACAACGGAATACAGCCCGGCTGGTCCGGGATGTGGTTGACCAGGTATCAAAAATATCCCGGCTGGGTGAGTCCGGCATGATGTGAAACGTCTGGATAATGTTGCTGTACACAAATCCCGCAGACAGTTTACCGTCAATACCGCGGACGGTTTCCGCCAGTACCAGCGGATCGGTGCCATAAACGTTATCTGCGGCAAATCCCTGAAGTTGTACGCCGGAGGGATACAGGTTATTCACTGTCAGCGTGATAATGGCATCAGCCGCAGTGATGGTGTTGTTATTACCTGACATTTACTGGACCTCCGTGGATGCAATAACAAGTTTCTGGATACTGCCGCCGTCACAGTACCAGAGCGTACAGGACGGGCTGCTACGTGTTGCCCGCAGAGAAGGCAGCATATCGCCGATATACAGGTAGTAGCCGGTGGCAAACAACGTTGAAGAAACATCCTCCCCCACAACATTGTTGATCTGCTTCTTCTGCGCCTCCGTCAGTGTCACCCCTTCACGGATACCGCCCCAGCGTTTGTACTGCTGGATAACGTCACTCATTGATGCCGCAACCAGCGCCCGCCCTTCATTGTTGTAGGGGATAGTCTGGTTTGACTTGAATAACGAGATCACAGCTCCCTGCAAATTGGCATTCAGCCAGATTTGCCCGCAGAAGCTGTCCAGCCATTTAAAATCGCCGGTAATAGTGCCATCCGCCCAGTAATCTTCCACCACACTGTTTTCCGCATATTTCCCATAGAAGTTGTAACCTGCGGCTATCAGTGCATCGTAATCGCTGCCACTGGTAACATCAGCGGCCAGACCTTCATACTCGCGGAACTTGAACGGCACGCGCCCCTCTGGTCGGACAAAATCAAGGCACGCCGCATACCCCAGTACCGCAGCCGCCCGGTTACCATCAGACGCGAAAACCGGTACAACAGCACTGTAGTTATTGACGGTGATTATCTGGTATGCGATATGACTGGTATCCCCTTTTACTTTGGCCTTACCACTGGTTGTCCATGCCACATAAAAGTAACGCTTGCCCTGCCCGTTTGCCCAGGCAGAAAACGCCAGGTGTTGCTCGTCAGTGACTTCAGATACTGTGGAAAATCCCGCCCATTGCTGGGAAGCGTCCTTAATGGCTACCATCGTGTCAGGTACATCAGATACAGGCGCGCCCTGGGATATCACCGCGCCCGTATTACTGGTCATCTTCAGGGGTTCCGCAGCCGATCCACTGCCGAACGTTATCGTGGTGCTCTCCGGTTTCGCCCCGGCGGCAGTAATGACGAAAGCATTCTGTGTGGTATCGAATACCACTGTTGCCACCGCCGCGGTCAGCGCTGTCTGTAGTGCCGTTGCAGCAGCAGCGAAGCTGGTGACACCGTTAAAATTCACCTCAGCGCTGGCGCTTTTTCCGTTAATACTGAGCGTCAGTGTGCCGGACAGTTTTTGTAGCTGTTCAATCGTCACGCCCTTAAACGAACCGCTACGCAACCAGGCGGGCGAAGCCGTGAGGTTGAAGCGTGAAAAAAGCAGTTTTCCGGGGGTTTTTGTCGCATTTTTGAAGCCCTGAAAATATATTTCAGCGCGGGCGTACTCATCGGATAACGCGCCAAAGTATGCGGCCACATCCTCCGGAGAGGAAAACGGAACCACACTGCCAGCCGGAAGTAACGGATTGCCGGTCAGCAACAGGCCGTTGAGATCGACGGCATTACCCGCAGCGGCAAGCACGCCAGGATTTATCTGTACATCTTTACTGAGTGGGATCGGCATTATCAGCCTCCGTTGTCTGAATGGTCACGCTGTCGAAAAACATCAGGGGTGCCGTGACCACAGGGTTAATCTGCATCTGAATATCAAGCGTCCGGCGCGGTTCATACTGCCGCTGGTCGTTGATGAACGTGGTGTTAAGGGGATCTGAGCAATACAGCGGAGAAATCAGGCCGCCATTTTCGCGGAAAAGCTGTACGGAAAACTCAGACCGGAAAATCGTTGCCAGCGTCTGCGCGTTATCTGCCGCATGAGGTCCGTAGAAATCAAGCTGGCAACGCCATTTTGTGGTGCGGGTGATATGCTGAGCACCTTCACCAGCCTGTTCCGGCGCAGAATATGCCACTACTGCGGTGGATAATCCGGTAACATCAATACCTGTCATGGTGATGAAGTCACCCTGAGGCATCGGAACCCGGTTCTGCTGCGTTCGCTCAATCCCGGCATCAGGAAAAAGCCCCCGGAGATAATCACCGAGGGCCCGATAAAGATCGCTTTCCGTAACGGTGAGGGTCACACCTGAAGACATACAATAACCCTCGTCCAGTCCGGCCAGATTTCCTGTACCTCCACGACCAACCACGTTTCATCGCCAATAACAAATTTATCGCCCCCCTGTTGCCGGGCACGGTTAAGCCCGCACCAGTTACCGTCGGTATACAGTGTGGCGAAAACGCCCTGCTGGTTAAGATTGTCGAGATGACGTAAATCCGCCTGGGTGACGGCCTGTTTTTGTACCCTGACGGGAACCGGATCGTCATACTCAGGCACGCGGGAGTAATCGGCCCGCTGTGTACTCCCGCGCGAGCGATAAACCAGCGCGTCCGTATAAGGATTCACACGACTTACTGCGCCGGAAACAATACCGTGAAGGTTCATTTTTTGCCCCCGTCAACAGAATAATCGACACTGCGCATCATATCGCCGTTTTCAATAAGCGGGTTGTTAAAGCCCTTTTGCCGGACAGTGGATGCGGCGTTGGGTGGCTTTTTCCAGTCGCGAATAAACATCTGCAACTGCCCTTTGATATGCTCCCCCATCTTCTCCAGCGCGGTCGCGGTATCAAAGTTATTCTCCCGTAAATATGTCGCCATTTTTTCGCCCCATTCGGGGCTTTTATGTTCGATCATCTTACGGAAGAAAGGACGGGGTGGAATGGTGACCGTGTGCTCAGGAATAACCACATCCTGAGCAAAATTACCCTTACCGGCTTTGACAAAGCGGTGCCCGATTTCTCCCGTTTTTTCGTTATAGCGAAAGTGAAGCGTCTGCTCGCGGGCGGGTATTACTGCACTGCCGCCAAACTCCTGAATGGCGGCGATATACGCCACCGGCGTACCATCAGGGTAGGTTGCTCCCTCAAGAAATCCCACTTTGAGACTTTTACCCGATCTAAGGTTATCTGCGGCCTGTTTCAGCTTCTGCCGGAACTGTTGGCCCCCCGTGACTTTGTTTACCATCGTCTGCCTCTCCGGTAGTAATGTCCCGGATAACGGGAAGGTGAACCGCCGGGGTGGTACTGCATGGAGCGATAAGGCGCTGTCGCCTGCCACCAGGCCGCGCCATACGCTGTCTGGAGATACCACCATGACGCATCGTTACTGCCGCTGTTATCCACGGAGACGGAAACGGAACCTTCCGACGCACTGGTGATACGCCCCACCAGTCCCGTTTGCCCGTCACCGCTTTTGCCGAATCCACGCAGCGAGCACAGATGCGCAACCAGCAGAAACAAAAGCTGCTCCCGCTCGTTCAGGTCGGTAACCGGGCTTTCGTCCGTGTTGTCCAGATACAGCGCCGTTACCTGATTAAACACCGCCGCCAGTACCGGCTCTCCCACGGAGGAAAACTCCGGGTACAGACTGACAAACACCCGGCTGTCAAAGGTGACTGTACCCATAACGTTTACTCCTGAGGTTTACCCATCGCTTCATCATCACGGCTAACGCCCGGTGCCGGATCATTCTGCGACAGCGGTTCAAGGCCGGATTTGACGGCCTCCTGTTCCGCCGCCTGTGCTGCGGCGCTGTTTGCCTTATCCTGTGCAAAAATAACGCCGTTTTTTACGTAGGACTGTTGCCCGTGTTTCGACAGCCAGGCTTCCCAGAACGACTTCTCAACGGGGGTCAGGCCGTAGCCTCCCACGATTTTAATGTCGTTATTCCGCCAGCCTGCCACCTGTACCCGTTTCGTTCCCACTTCCAGTACCAGGCCGTTCGGCAGTTTACAGCCCACTGTGACCATCTCAGCCATGACTCACACTCCCAGCATTTGTGCATACGCCAGCGGCTGGCGAATAATCGCCCCCCAGGTACCGGCAGATTTTTTCTGTTTCCAGGCGGATGATTCAGTCACCACCGCATGGGCGCGCATTTTTTCAGTGAAAGAGCAATAGCCCGTATCCTGTTCACCCAGACGCTCCGCGATAAGCTGTACCAGCTCGCCAGCGTCAGAGGTGTATTCCACCGCTGTTTCAATGGTCATCGCCGGGAAGTTTTTCGCCAGCAGGTCGGACACGTTGACTTTGTACATGTTGGTCTTGGTGAGGTTCACCTCCGCCAGCGGCGACATGCACAGCTTCATTTTGTCGGTACGCTCGATATGCCCCTGCGTCTGTTTCACCAGTTGCTTAAAGAGCTTCACGATATCGTCATACACGCCCTGTCCGTCCTTGTCGTCCCACTTCAGCTTACCGTCCACGGTATCCGGGGTGATCGGTGCGGATAATGACGGGTCATTCAGCAAACCGTAGTTCTGAAGCCCGGCAATGCCGTAGAAGTAGGACTTATTCTGGAACTTATTCAGCGTCAGCGCCGACGCCACGTTCAGCTCTGCCGCCCAGCCAATACGGGCCGCGCCGTACATATCCAGCTCCCGCTCGCCCCATACGGTAAACGTCTGGAAGTGGTAGCTCTGACGCGGTACCCAGTTGACGTTAGCCGACACGATACCGTTGTTGCTGTAATCCCCGTAGGAACTCACGTCCCCGGTGGATTCTGCAATCGGGAACTGCGCCGTCAGTGTCGTCCAGTCGCCTTTCTTGGACTCCCCCAGAATCTGAGCGGCTTTCATCGGCGTCACCAGTACGCGGAGCAGTTCTGGCTCAACGTAATTAGTGAAATACGCCGGAACGCCGGAGTTGGTCGCGGTCACCATTGTCGGCTGCGCATCCATCGCCAGTCCGTAATCGGCGGCGTATTCCGGCGGGAGATAGGCCTGCGCCCCGGGAAGAATGATCCCGTAATCACGACTTGCCGTCGCGTAATGCTGTTTAAATTTATTCATTATCTGCTCCAGGTACTGATTTTGATGACTTCGTTCGCCGATGCGGCCTGCGCAACTGAAAACCACGTTTCAACAAAACCCGCCATTGTGGTGCCTGCCGCCCCCGTGGCGATTTCGCCTGTGGTCAGGGAGGCAAAAACTTTCTGCCCGACCGTCGCGGCAGTGGTGGTCCATGCCCAGAAATCCCCCGATACCATCAGGGTACATTCACGCCCCGGATAAATGGTGTTCGAGTCTCCGTCCAGCCATTCCACGATGGAAGCCTGCCCGTCGCGCGGAACAAACCCTGCCGGAACGCCGGTTCCCTTATTGGATGCCACTCCTTTGGTTACCCAGGCAAACCGGGCAATAACCAGTCCGTCCGGGCCGGTGACCAGCGCGCCCTCTCCCGCCACATACGAAGCATGAGGGTTAGTGCTGGCAAACGACCCCGGAATACCCGGTGCCGGGTACTGGTTCATGTGTGTCTGAAAAGTATTCATATCAGTAACCTCGTTTCAGTTTTGCACCGGGGAAATCTGCCGCAAACGTCGATGCGCTGGCCTGGTCCATCGCAACACGCGGACCTTTCGCCGTCTGTTTCTGCTCAACGGCAAATTTCACCATGCTGCGGTACGCGCTGGGGTGAATGCCCTGGATATCGATCCCCGTCTGTTCCAGCGCGGTACGGTAAACCTCTTCGGCGCAGTCCATCGCCACCACATCGCCAATCAGCGGCCGCACCTCGGTTTCAGCCACACGAACGGCGCGGAAATTTTCAGCAGCCCGTTTCGTTGCCTGGTCAGTTGCCAGCCTGATTGCCGCATCCATTGCGGGTTTATCGACTTTCACATCGTCGGGTTTTACATCAGCCTCTTTTATTTCGGGGTCTTCGTCAGTTGCCGGAGCCAGTGCGGATTTAATTTTTTCCAGCACATCATCAGGAACGTTGCCGGACAGCAACGCCAGTACGCTTTCCATCGGGCTGTCGGTATCAAATGCCTTTGGCTCGTCAGTTACACTCGTGACATCGGTATCATCGTCCCCGGCCAACTCCGGCACGGCTTCTGCCGATTCCATCAGTTGCGCCAGCTCAGCCGGTTCGATATCCATATCCTGTGCCAGCCGGTCGCTGTAGGCAGTTTTTACCGCACCGGCAATCGCTGCCGGGCGCTTATGCTGCGCCATCAGGCGTAACAAATCCTTAGGGGCCGCATCCTGCGCCAGACGCGGCGCAAGATAGGTTCCCAGTGCGGTAAGCACCGCCACTTCTTTTTTACTCAGTTTCATGCGTTTTAGCTCCTGAGGGAGAGAGTCCATAACAAGACAGTCCGGCCCCGCCCGGCCATCGCCGACCAGCGCCACATGATTTCCCACGATATTCCGCATAACGCCGTCATACGGTTCACCGTCGGGGGTGGTTCCCGGCGTCATATCCGCCACATAGGCATATGACGACGAGAGTTCCCGTTGTTCATCCGTTTCTATCCCCGCGATGGCGGAGTTGTCCCAGATGGACATGCCGTTAACCAGATAGGTACCGTCAAACTCGCTGTTAGCGTGAGTCGTCCCCACCCGGTACTCGCGCGCGGGCGCGCCCGGATAATCGGGTTTGTGGTGGCACAGAACGGGAATATTGTTGAAGGTTGAAACTGCCTTACGCAGTTCATCGGGGTCACGGTAAAGTCGATAAAGTTTTTGAGGGTCGAGCCCCAGCGCTTCCGACCCCGGTATTTCATGCCCGAAATAACCGCAGACGTTCGCCTTGCTGAGATTGCTGCGCTCAATCCGGAGGCGACCCACTTTATCGAACTGCCTTACCGATGCCCGGTCAAACGCCAGCATTTCGGTAATAATCATCTTTTCTCCAGTCCGGGAATAACGGCCTCCCAGCCGCACTTGCAGTGGATTTCTTCGCCCGGCAGTACCCACTTACCATCCAGAAACATCCCCTTACTCAGGTCAAACCGCTTACCGTTCGCCTTCACATGCGATGGTCGCCATGTTTTACCTGCGCGGGAGTGCCGCCAGATGCCTTCGGTGATGCCCACCGAGCGCTGTCTGGCTGACTGCATCACCGCAGTTGCTTTATTGTTCTGGTCGCGGGCAATCAGCGCCGCACGCCGTCGTGTGATGCCGTAGCGTTTTTCCAGTTCATCGGTCAGGGTTTTCAGGTCACGCCCCCGGCTGACCGACTGCATAACCAGCGTTTCCACCTGAGTGAGATGTTGCTGCGGGATGGAGCGAATGAGGTTCACATTCTCCGTTATGCTGGCCTGAAGCACTGTGTTCATCTCCGCCGTCATCCGGAACGGAACCGTAAAACCTGCATCTTTCAGCGCCGTTGACAGTGACACATCGCTGTTTTTCAGAACATCACCGGCAAACCGTCTCGCCAGGCGTTCAGCCATTTCGTCAAACTTTTTCTGCCAGCGCCTGGCGAGTTTTTGCATGGCAATGCGCATCAGGGCAACCGGCGATGCGTCCTGCGCGAGGTCTGTTTTACGGTACTCAGCACGCAGCCAGTAAAGTACGCTGTCGTGCATCTCACTGACGGCGTTATCCAGTTGTCTGCGGTACCAGGCCTCAATCCCCGCGTTGGGTGAAATCCGTCTCAGGGTCTTGCGGCGGATTTTCTTCGGTGTTGTCAATTTCGATTTCTCCGCTCAGGTCAATACCGCTGTACGGACTGTCCGGCGCAGTCGCCAGCCGTTCGCGTACCTCGTTATTGGTCACCGCTCCGGCACTCTCGTAAATCTGATCGGTTTCCGCCTCAGTTTTACGGATGTTTGCCAGTTGCTCGCGCGTCAGTTCATGCAGCGGTTCAAATTCAAAGGTGATATCAGGATCGATATCGCCGAACTCGGACAACTGGATAATATTCAGCACTTTTTTCAGCGGTTTCTTCAGAAGGCGAGTGGCAACCGCAGCGATGGTGTCGTAAAACACACGGATTTCACCCTCGCTCGACGCGTTCAGTCCCGTAGGACTCAGCCCGGCGAATTTGACTGACGGTATGGCACTGACAAAGAACATGTGCTCCTGTGCCTGCGCCTGAAGGGTGTCCAGACCGTTCAGCGGTACGTTGAACTGGAAAAACTCCTCTTGATTTTTGTCCAGTATCAGCAGTCCGCGTGTATCACGGGTATGGTTAAACAGCTCCGCGCGTTTTGCGTAACTCGGGTCCTTTTTCCCCTGTAACGCCTGGTGCATGTTCGTTTTGATCCCGCTCAGTGAAAACGAATGCAGCATATCGCCCACGCTGTCGCGGGTACGTAACCAGTTGTTGACGTAAGGCTCGGCAATCTGAACCAGTGACAGGCCGCCGAAGTTGTAGGCTGGTTTCAGCATGTCCGGAACCGGTCGGGAAATCAGGTCAATCATGCGGCTGGCGTGAACCGTTTTTCCCATTACGTACCATTCGGACGGGCGGTAGAAATCATCACTCAGCGGATTATCCGCGTTATACATACCCGGATACGTCCAGACGGGTTCAATAACGCGAAGCCCCAGCAGGGAACCTTTCGGGATTTTTTTGTCGGAAATAAACAGCCCGGACTCCAGCTCCGTCGGGTCCGTCCAGGCCGACATACCCGATGGCGAACGCACATCAATATAAATCTGTCCGCGACCAAAAAAGCCATCGTGCTCAATCGCCAGCCGGAAAATGTCCTGCAGGTTGTAACGTTCCATCGCATCGGTGATCTGCGCAATCCGGGACGCGCGGCTGTCATCCCCTTCCCCGACCGCCTTAACCTTTATCCATTTGCGGGTCATTTCCTCGGCAATGACACTGACCATGCGCCGGTACTCCGGTAACTGTGCCTGGAGCGCCAGGTACTGATAGCCCGGGAATCCTCCGTACACAAAATCCGGATACTGGCTGTTCAGGGTATCGTAGGGGGTTGCGTCCATCGCCAGCATCGCATCACGCATTCCTTCCGGTATGACGCCCGGCGGTGGCTCGTAACGCACAACCTCGCGCTGTGGTTTTGCCGCCACTGACGCGATCACCTCGTCATGTATCGCCATCGGCCGGGGTTCAGGCGGAGTTTCTGGCGGTACCTCCGGTTTTTTACGCTTAAAAAGCCACATCAGATCCACTCCAGAAAATCATCAGAAATTACGATGGGCATTTCCATCGGGGCATAAGCAATCATCACGGCGTCCGCAAGGTTGGGTGACTTCGTGCCGTCCGGCTGTTTGTCGATAAGAATTTTACCGACGGTGTTTTTTGACCATGTGGGCTGTGACAACTCAGTGACCAGCCGATCCCTGTTCTTCATACTGCCGTTAATGGAAATAATCTGGTCGGGGTCATAGTCCATACCCTTGCGGGCGCGGTACGTGTTACGGAACAGTTTACGCAGATGCCACCAGCCCTGTGCTTTGGCGTTGGCGAAAAAGTCCCTGTTCAGGCGCGCGGGTCTGCCGTTATCACCCGGTACCGCCTCGTTGTCGGGGTAAAAAACACTACCGCTGCCACGGAATGGCGTGGCGGTGATTTGTGCAATATCTTCGGCTTCCCGCTGTTCGTTGATGGCACGGGCATCGCCACGGACACCCGCCCCCAGACCGTCCTCATCGAAGCGAAACTCATCCGCGCCGAAGTCATCGCAAAGGCCAAATACCTTCACCACGGACTCGTAAATATCGCTCCCCTTGCCCGACCACTCCTGAACATCGTCCAGCAGGAAGCCGTAGCGCAGGGCGCACGCGTTTTTATCCCGTCCTTCGTCGGCAACGTCCATCGCGCCAATACGCATACCGGAGGGCTGAATGCCGAGTTCGGTATGTGCATCAATCGCCGCCTGCACCCATTCCGCAGGGATAAGTACACCTTCAACTGACGCCAGATAGTTCAGATCCAGCTCCTGCGCCACAATGACCGGGTCATCAATCTTCGCGCATTCGTTATCGTACCAGGCCTGATCCTTACGCGGGTCGCTGGTCCAGTGGAAGGTGAAGACCGGTATTTTTCCGCCGTGTCGCTTCTGCGCGAACGGGTTCGCCATACCGTTGACCGATGACAGATCAATACGGCAGCGCGTGGTTTGTGACAGTGCTGCGTCAATCATCTGCGGACGCTGAAGGAAAGCGGCCTCATCCACAAAATAGAGCGTTGAACGGTCACCACGACCGATATTGTCACCCGCCTCGCCCTTGATAATCGCGCCGGTATCGGGAAACTCAACACGCATGTAGGGAGCGTGTTTCTTTCCGTTCCATGACCCGCGAAACTCGACGGGCAGGGTTTCCACAAACCTGCGGGCCTTCCAGAACAGCGCTTTCGGGTCTCCTGTACTGTCGACGTATTCCTCTTTTCGGGAGCCAAAGCCGATAACCATCTCTTTGTTAAACAGGCACAGCGAGCAGGCAAGGCCAACGGATGTCCAGCTCAGCCCCATTTCACGGCTTTTTTCGGTCAGTCCGTTCTCGCGGCTGCGCCAGCGCTCCAGTATCCAGTGGATCCACTCCTCCTGCTTAGGGAAAAGCAGAAAGGGAATGGTGACCGGCAGACCGTAGTCAAGGTTACGCGGGTCCGTCGTCATGCCCCAGTCGATGATGAACTGCGCCGGGTTTGTACGGTAAAACTGCCTGAGAGCAGGGAGAGTTTCGGGAGCCTTCCTGATACGTTGCAGACGCTCCATTCGCCACTCGAAAACCTGTACGTAATCAGGGTTTTTGAAGTCAAAGGGGAACGGTAAAGGCATAATCAACTCATCATTTTTTTGTACAATTCCGCTGCCTGATCAGTTGTCAGATCAGTATTTTTTCCTGGTAGAGGCGTTTTTTCTGGTTCACTGGCAGCACCTATACTCCATGCTTCTCTCTCCAGGCCGATCAACGTTTTCAGGCTGTCGCTCAGGTCTTTCAGAGATTTCACGCGGGAAGGCAGACTGATGACTTTTTGATAAGTTTCATTGAGCCGGTCACGGCCTTTATCGTCAGGAGCGAACATGATTTCGCCCAACCGCTCCAGAGCTCCAACATCAGCACACTGCGCACCAAGTTCATCAAAAAGTATATTTGTGAGTTCGCGAGCCCGGCGAATATCTCCCCGGTGCTCCATGCGTACTGAGGCTATTACCTCCGCTGTGGCTTCTATCAGTACGCGTTCTGTAAGTTCCGTTTTGGTGCGTACCGTTTTGCGTACTTCCTGTTTGCGTACCAGATCGTCAGCCTTTTGCTGAATCCTGGCGTTAAGATCACGGGACCAGTCATCACGCTTTGCGCGCTTGCGGATAGCACCTTCACTAATACCATGATGTGACGCAATTTCACGGAGGGACATCACTCCGGCCCGGTATGCCGTCTCGATGGCCTCCCAGTCCGGTTTTGCCATGATTATGTTCCCTGTGATTAACCATTATCGCAGCCCCTCACTGAAGGGCTGCTGTAATGCCGATTACACCTGGTGCGTAACCGTATTATCAGCATCACTACCGAGAATATCGGTCAACGCGGTATCGACAGCGGCGTCAATCTGCTGATCCAGTGTGGATTTAATCTGCGTTTTAACCGCGGTGGTTACCGTGTCTGAACGCAGGGCGTTTTTCACCATGTCGTCGGTGACGATATCTTTCATATCCGACATTTCTCTTTGCTCCGTATGGATGAGGCTTTTCAGCCACTGGGTTATTTTCATGAGGTGTACCAGTTTTTAGCGTCTGGTTACGTTTTTGGTATGTACGGAAACCAGCTCCCGCCAGTACGATAAAAACGCGATGCAGTAGTACGCAAACCCAGAGACATTGTCATTTTTATGCATTTCTGAAACTCCCCCGCAGATAAGTTCCTTTTCCCTCCTGCGGGGATTTTTTTATCTGCACTGTGTCCGGATGTACTCCTGCAAATATTTCAGTTTTTCCTGGTCGCTGATGATTCCGGCGCGGATATTGAGAACGCTTTGTCCAGCACCCGGAGAGAGTTCGACGGTGGCAGCATTGCCCACGCGGCTGGTGCTGGCGGTTTCGGTCTGGGTGGGCACTGAACATCGCCCTTCGACGCGCACCCGGCCACCAGCAGCAAGGCGGCGCTGCAAATCAGTATTCCTGGTCTGTGCATCAGCTAATTCCTTCGTGTATTTTGCATCGAGGGCAGCAACGTCACGCTGGCGCTTCGTCATGTCGGTAATTGTCGCGTTCGCCAGCGTCAGCTTGTGAGTAGCGGTGTCGCGCTGCGATTTATATTTCACGGCATTACCGTGGTAGTGGTCCGTTGTCCATGCCAGCGCGGCGGCCATAATCAGCAACGAGACTATTACGCCGGTGGTTATACGATTCATGTCACCACCAACGGATTTGTCCTATCAGATAGCCAATAGCGGCGACAAACAGTACCAGCCAGATCAGGACAAATTTCCAGTTTGGTAATTGCTCAATCATTAGTCGCAACTCCCGTATTAGTTTGCTAATATCAATCACAGGTTCTCCCTTGCCTTATTCAAGGTGCAGAAACAGAAAACCCCGATCGCCGCTAACGTTCGGGGTTTTCGCTTTTATATCCTTCGTAAATCAGAAATCGGCAGATTTTGTGTTATCCGCCCCTGTGGCGCCATGTCATTTTTTGGTGAATTATTCCGCTGACAACAATTTATTGGTTAATCCCCCAACACGTCAGCGCTGATTCCTGGTCGCGGCGTATCACCTGGCCGTAACACTGATTTTTCCGGTTGTGGCAATTTTTGCCGCCGTCATATACCCAACGGCGAATTTCTGCACATGCTCCTTTGCGATCTCCTTCGTTCAGTTTCCGGTAAAACGTGGACGGAAAACATTTACCGGGACCGATGTTATACGGACAGAACGACGCAATACCGGTTTTCTGCGGTTCGGTCAGCGGTATATGAACATTTTTATTTACCCATGCCAGCGCTTTATCCCGCTCGATGGCGTTGTAATGGTCGCACTGGCTTTGCGTCAGTCGCTGGCCTTTCACAACGGGTTTACCATCGATACGAGTCACGCCACGGCATACTGACCAGACGCCGCCGTTATCACGAACGGCCACCAGCGTATTTCCTTCCCGCTCCTGTAAAAACTGGTCGAGTAGCTGCGGTGCGCCGGCACCGGCGGCAATCAACGCCAGCATGGCGGCGGAAAGACCGTATTTAACTTTTGTCCTGAGCGCCATTACTGCCCTCCGGCATTTCAGATACCGCCAGCATCTTTAACGTGCTGTCATGGTCGTTTTTTTCCAGAATCCTGGCGATTAGCCTGTTACGCTCCTCCATCGCGGCGGCCTGCCTTGCCTGAGCCTGCTCTGATTTCTTTTTGTAATGCTTATTAACCAGAAACGTACCAATACCCAGAACAATACCTATCAGCGCGCCATAGTCGTTTAACGTCCACTGGGCGCATATGCCGCTGATTAATGCCCAGATGTAGGCCAGCCATGTCGTATGTTTATCCATTGTCATAACTTCCCCTGTCCGGGAATGGACTACCCGGATGTCGGGTAAGTGGAAAAAGAAAAAACAGACCACCAGTAGGTGGTCTTTATCGTGAATGTGCTTCCATATAAATCATATTTGCGTTAATACAAATTACGAATACTATTTATATCTGTCAGCCCCGATTGAATATTTCTTATAAATATCAAAAATCACATTTTTCACTACCTATCGCTGCCTGCGGTGAAAAAACAGTCCCCCATGTAATAACACACTGGTTTACCCATGGAGTCGGAAAGAGTAAGTGATAATCTTTAAAACCATAATAATCTATCTGTGCACTTATGGAAACGGATTCAGAAGCATACATAGGAATATTAACCCATGCAGTTTGCCCCACAGGAACCTGTGGAGTGAACTCTTCATGGAAATTACCATCATAATCATAGTACACAACTTTTAGCCTCGATACAAAACCTGCTTTACTGTATATTTTATACTGAACCTCAGGTGATACACCAACATCACTCATTGCATTTAAAAGATTTTTCTCATTGTAAGTTGAAGTATAAGATGTCATATATGCAGTATATAATGAACGGGTCAGATCACCAAATGACATGCCTTTATGCCAGTCTTCATTAGCATCATAAAAAAGCATATAACTCAGTTCCAGACTTTTATTTTTATCAAAGCCACTTGCACGAAGGTTATTATATAAGTTATAGAACATTTTCCTTATAAATCCACCACGCTGATACGGATTCATTGATGGTGTTATATCATGAATATTTTCTACTGCACCATCTCTTTTAGGAGAATCAACATAGCGAATCGCCTCCCCGGTTCTGCTATATCCTCTGCCAATATCCCAGTCTACAGCATCTCCGGAAACTCCATGGTTATTAAAGAATACCGTAAATATATCTGAAAAAGCTTCATCAATTGCGCTGTCTTCAGATGTTGCTGATGTCTGCCCGGCGTTAGATATCGCATGTCCCAATTCATGATAAATAATTGTTTTTCCACTTGGTGTATAAATCCCGCTTCCGCTGTTCCCTGATATTAGTGTTACGGTTTTTGTCTGAGCATTCCATGAGGCGTTGGCTCCCCAGTCATCACGCTCATAAAATGAAAGGTTAACAGGAACTGATAATAAGGCTTTTTTATGATATACCTTATATTTATTTAAAATATCGGTAATATAAGCATATGCTTCACCAAACGGTTCATTAGAACCATTGAATTTCCCCTCTGAAATTACTGCACTTCCTTCAGAACATTTAAAAGTCTTCAACTCCAGTCCGGTTGTTTTTGTCGCTCTCTTTGCTATAACGCCGGGGTTCTGCGTCTTACACTCACCTTTTACTGAATCATACTCAACAGGCACACTGGTTTTTATAACCCCTGTTTTTTCAGTTCCTCCGGACACTGAAGCATCCACATAGTTAGCAGCATATGTTAATGAAGAAAAAAACATTAAACCACTTAATGCAGATAAAGCAAACACATTCATAATACCCTCCCGGGATTTAAGTGTGAAAATACACCACAGAAAACATGATGTTATGGCAAGAAAAAATAGAAGTGCCGGATAGCGTGGAGGAAGTATAATTAATCGTAAATGATTCAGCATTTATAAGAATATAAAGACCTTGCCAGATAAAGATGAGTGTATATTTTTAATTCTTAATGATACCCGCCATACACTATTACTGAAATCGCTCCCGTTCCGTCATGGCAACTGTATACAGAAAGGGCTACCGAAGTAGCCCTTGATTACTGTCCTGTTTCGTTTAGTTGTCGCGGTGCCGGGTGCCTCCCGGTGCGCCTTTAGCTGGTCATACTGTGACGCGCGGGCATTTTCATCGATAAGGATTAGATCGTTCATGTTCATGACCATTTCCGCCCATCCGCTCAGGTGGATTCACTGCGACGAGGTCACTCTATAACCCGCAATAAAATTCAGTAAATACCCGTCTGGTTACATTATGTGTATCCAGAAATATCTTTCTGCAATATCTCTCAGGATGTATAACTCAGAAACGACAAAACCCGCTCAATGGCGGGTTCTTTTTGTGTTCATGTCTGTTATTCGCCTCGCGATACAGCTTTGCGAAGCATAGCGGAATTGAAGCAGTTTATACGTAAAAAAGCAATACTTTTTTAGCTATAACAAAATTCATCATGCATTGGCCGATATAGCATATATTCAGCAACCTTCAGCCAGTGCGCGATACGTTTCTCACATGTGCTAAAACACCATTCCCGATTAACGTCCTGCAATCGCTCAGCCATTTTGCGCTTACTCATTCCCCGCCCTTCGTAACGCTGGTGAATCAACTTTTTCAGCGCCGGATACTCAGCTAATACAGTACCAATCACGCGGTCAATCAACATGGCCTCGGAATCAGTACAATGCGCCAGCCAGCTTTTTTGTTTCCCGTTCATCATTTCACGAAGAAAGGCCTCCAGCTCTGGCTTGCTTGTTCCTGATTTTTTCAGACGGCGTAAAGCCTCATTGATGGCTGTTTTTGTCAGTTTTCTGGAGGCCAGCAACTGGTTAAACATATTGCCGGGTTTACCGCTGCCGATGTATGACCATCGCCCCCACATACGGAGTTTTCCCTGAATCCACACGCTTTCCAGTGTATTCAGTCGAAAATATTCGCCCGGTTTTCCGGTACTGGTTGGATAAATCATTTCGGTACCACCTTTCCCATGCGTACAAGTTTAATCACTGTCAGTACGATCGCCCTGTTCATCAGACACCGGCGTTCTTCCCTGCTCAGGTGACTGCCGTTATCGATGTCATGATGGCATTCCTGACAAATAGCCGCCGTGGCGCAGTCATCCGTTTTCATTCCCATGCCTTTGCCTTCATTCATGTGCGCGACCTGCGTTCCCCACCGACCACACAGCACGCACTGCTCAATCTGCCCGACGGCTGCCAGCCATTTTTTACTGCGGTACGTTTTCATTTCAGATAAGAGCACGCACGCCTCCGTACTGGCACATGCCCGAATTCCGGTAACAGGGCGCTTACCGTCCAGTGAATGCAGTCATAATTCAGGCTACGCTCCGTCTTTACCCCCCTGCGTCGGTACTGCTTCACCAGCTCATCCGCCTCTTCGGTGGTACACGCCGGATGCTGAAACCATGTCATTTTCATGCGAACTCCAGCAGATGCGCGGCCACGTTTTCAACTTCTTCCGGAGAGGAAAATTTACGAAACAGAATCCAGTTCCACAGGACGTTCAGCACAGCCTTATAGACCTGTTGAAACTCGGTTTCGTCCATACTGGCGAACGCTATGGATTTCGCCCGACGCCCGCGGCTGCCATCCGGATAAAAATGCTCGGTATAAAACCCGGCCTGGACGGTTACCCATTCCCGGAAGGCATCAAAAGATTTAAGAAGGGCGACGTCCCCGGTTCGCAGGGTAGCTACGTTATGGAGGTACTGTTCCGCCGCCTCGTTAAGGGGCGGGGTATATTCCTGGCCTGCGGAGTCGCAAAGAAAATTAACGAACCCGGAGATAAGTTTCTGTTCCCGCGATGTGACCGCGCCGCCCGTTGGCGTCCAGTAGTCGAAACCAAGCTGAAGGAGTTTAAAAAATCGTTTATGAAAGGCGTAGTTGCGGACACGCTTAAAATCGGCGTGTATCCACTCACCAATTTTTACTGAGCGCAGGAAATCCCCACTCTCCGGTGTCGCCGGGAGCAGAAACCCTGATGAGGTTTGCTTGACCAGTTGTAAATGCACCACTACTTCTCCCGTAATGGTGCAACAGGTGTCAGTTGTTCAGGCTGACACTACCAGTATAAGCTACCGACTCTTTTTACTGAAGTAATCCTGACACTGATGGTGAGATTCGCGGGTTATCAGTAATGATTCGGGCGGCAGCGGAGTAACAACGAATGTCCCATCCTTATTGGTTACAACTTCATAACGTCCGGTAATACGAATGACGGTAAGTAATTCCTGCTCGTTCATGGTTAAATATCCTGTTCGGGCTTGTCCTTCCCCTGGCGGGGGCCGTCCTTTTAATCCCTGCGCGCGCTTATAGTAAAAAGCCTAATTATTCACCTGTCTAATAGAAAAACCGCCATTGTATTGAGCTGTTTACAACTTCATTCTTAAAACAAAAAACCCGCCAGAGCGGGTTGTATGTGGGTGCATTGAGGATACCTGACACATCAGAGGTGGCGGGGATTTATCCCCGCCGGGTCTCTTACTCCTCAGATTCGTAAGCCGTGAAGACAGCGACCTCCGTCTGGCCGGTTCGGATGCGTACCTCGCAGAGGTCTTTCCTCGTTACCAGCACCGCCATTACAACGGTGATACAGATGACGATCAGGGCGATTAACATCGCCTTTTGCTGCTTCATAGCCTGCTTCTCCTTGACCTTTCGGTCCGTAAGAGGCAATCTATATGTGACGAGCATATAGGGGCCTCACTTCGATTTATAGTCGGGTGGGGCTTTTATCTATCTACCTGTCAGCAAGCGCTTAAGGCAGACAGCCTCAAGCACCCGCAGCAATTGTACTCAACGTTCTGTTTTACGCCAGCTATTTGTCAGCCTCCACGCAACTGCTATGTATCATTTCGGCGTTCATCACCTTGTACCCCATACCTTCAACAATCATTTCCGCCCGTAGCACATCGGCTGAAAATCCACTGACAGTCGTTGTCACGATAAAAAAGCCCTCACTCACGGCCCGCAGTTCCGGTACACGCAGCAGAATTTCATCCACCAGCCGGATATGTTTTCGCCACCAAATAAAACCGCTGGTGATAATCAGCCGGGATTTTTCGCCACCGTCCTGGTACTCGATTTTCATGCTGATTTAACCTCCCGGTAATTTCCCCGATAAAATGCCAGTACCCTTTGCATCGTCACGCTGTGCCGGCACTCCGTACAGATAACGTTTCGGCTCCGGTCGTAGGAACTCACGACACCTTCCGGCGTTTTCAGAAAGCGGGTAATCCTGGCATCTTCGCGTTTCTGCTTCCAAAGCCGAAAAGCCTGTTCCGAAGGAAAAATACCGCTTCTCCCGGCCTGATACAGATCCCCACAACTTTCCGCCTTTTCCAGGTAGTGGCGGGCTGTAAAAATGGTTAACCCTGTTATCTTCCGAAGTTCTCCAAACGTCATCCGACCGTGTGTTCGTACCAGTTCCGTCAGGCGCTTCTGTATTTCAGCTTTCTGCGCCGGTGTGTAATTTCTGCTCATAAGTCCCCCCCCTGTTAAAGCCTTCCCGCCGCCTTACGCCGTCTGAATTCCTCCATCATCAGTTGTGCCGGAGTTGGCCCTGCCGGATGGCGCGGCGCTGCCAGTTGGCGGCGTACCGGCGGTATGCTGAAACCATTACCGACGTGTTTTGTCCACTTCGTCAGTAACCGTTCTGCAAGTCGTTTCAGTTCGCCTTCCGTCATCTGGTGCTCAACGCCCGTTCTGCGCATCTCGGTGCAGATGTGATACAGAACCGGCTGAGGCCACGGATATTTATCACTGCCGGAGTAGCGCCAGGACTCGTTACGCCAGTGACGATATTCCGCCATCACCGCATCAGCCGTGAGACCAAACGCATTAGCTCCACTTTCAGAAACCAGTGAAATAAACTCAGCCAGATCCGGCGGCCATGTCTGACCCGCTCTGCATCGCTCCATGCACTGCTGACAAATCAGCCGGATTTGGCGCTCAGTCATCGCTCCAATCTGGGCCACCCACAGCTTCGAAGGTGCTGCGCCGTTCTTCTGCGTCCACCGGTTCGAATAAATTTCCCCCATGACTTCCCAGAGTCGCCAGGCCGTTTCCGTCGCTGACGTTTCCGTTTTCACGTTCCCACTGCTCGCGGGCTGCCCTGATTTGCTGTACTGCCCGCGATGCGGTGCTGTCTGGCTGAATTCCTGCATGGTTTTCTCCCCTGCTGGCTGGTTTCGCCTTTGCCCTGACGTGGTTTACGTGGCGGGCGAATTTTTGCTCCCACTGGATTTGCGTGAACACTTTTCCCTCCGGCGCCCAGTAATCCCTGAACGCGACAAGCTCCGTAGGTAAATACTCCGGCTCTGGTAACGCAACGCCCCACTGGGCGGCCCGTTGTCGGAAATCCAGCGAAGGATGCCAGTCACCCGTCATTGAAAATTTCCCGATCGGTTCGTTCAGTCCTTCCCGGTACTCCGGTTCAGTCACGACTGGCTGTTGTGCAATTCCAGGCTGACTAACCGGAGCACTCTCGCGCACGCGCGCGTTATGTGTGGGGTTTAACTCTTTTAGATCTTTATCTTTATTAGTTCCATTTTTGTTGGCCTCCTGTTCAAACACCGGACCAACACCTGTTGAACATGTGTTACTTTCACTGGCCGATTGTGTTCCTTTTTTGTTCCTTCGGGACTGAACAGATGCTTTTCCTGCCGCTGACCTTTTTGCCAAGGTTTCCCTGACTGCTGCCAGGTCATCTTCGATACGCTTGTGAACCCATTCAGTGCCGTTATCAGTGAAAAATTCTTTCAACGACTCTTCTACGGCTCCCCAGCGTTCTTTGCTGACCCGTGCAATTTTTGCCAGCCTGTTTTTCGGTATAGCCCTTCCGGTCTGCCAGTAATTGAACATCAGCAATAAGTAAGCGCCATGCTCCTCGGCAGAAAGGTGCATGGTGTCCGCCAGATAATCAGCGATGTAAAGCTGCATGTATGGAAGTGCGGCCATAAAGCCTCTCTACGCTCTTTTACGGGCGATCTGAAAAAAATAAAAAATTACTCACTGGTCATGTCTCTGGTACTGCTGGCGATAGCTGCTGCGTAACGCCTGTAACGCATATATGGCCTCGTCACACTCCCGTTCAAAATCCGCCAGCGGCGCACCAAGAAGGACCGCGCTTGCCACTGCGGTTTTTTTAAAAGCTGCGAAAGCAGATATTCGGGGCTGTGTCCTGCCGTTATCTGCTTGTGCAGCTCCGGCGCACTTTTGCGGATCGCCTCCAGAATGGCGGGTATCAGCGCTGAGAATTTCTCACGATGCTCCGCTGTTTCGAGTTTGCGCCAGCGCTGGAAAATGTTTATCCGGTTACGGCGCCATGCGTCGTAATCCACCGTTCCGTCGTCGCGCTCAATGCGGTGAACCGCTATTTCCGGTCGCGCCGGTTGCTCCAGGAATGCGCGGGTAATCAGTTGCGTGGCGGTTTCCTGAGTTATCTGTGGGTATGCCAGCCAGGACGATAACGCCTGAATGGCTTTTTCAGGGGTGATCATGGTTGTTCATCCCCTCCTTCGCCTGCGGTGATAGCATCCTCTGGAATCCCACTCGTTGGGGTTGGATGTAAATCAGGGCGTAACTCATGAGGCGTGACAACCCATCCCCCGAACTCGCACAAGCTAATCACCCTCTCACTGGGAACCTTATTGCGAATAATCCAGTTAGCGACTGACTGGGATGATTTGAAGCCAAATTTTCTTGCCACTGCAGAAACTGAGCCAATTGTGCGAACAGCTTTTTCAGTGACATTCTGATACGTAGTATTCATTGCACTCTCCTGATGGATGATGAAGTGAATAATACTACATAAAGTAGAATATTCAACTATGAAAAATAGAAATGACTATGGAAGCGTCATGTCTTAACCTTCTACATATGGTAGAAAACACAACAAAACATCATGAATTTGCTGCACGCCTAAACGCTGTGATGGGCGAGAGAGGCTTGTCCGTTAGGGATTTAAGTCTGGCGTGTGGTGTTACCTATGAAATGGCTCGTCGTTATACGTTGGGCACAGCAAAGCCACGTGACGATAAAATGTCTAAAATAGCTGATTGGTTGGGCGTGGATGTGGCATGGCTTGATTACGGTAGAGGTGATTCGAAACCTATATTACCTCCGCAAAGTCCGGCAGCCCTGCATCCAGATTTCTACCCCATGGATGGGGACGATCCGAATGAGTTCTCAAACCTAAGTGACGAAGAGAAACGGTTAATACGAACCTACAGAAAGTATCCAGAGGTTGAAGCTAAAAATATGTTGCTGGCGTTTGAAATGCGTTACAAGCAGTTGTACGACTTTTATGTGACCTACGCCAATCACCCCAAAAAATAAGCATTCGCTACAAAAAAACCAGCACCGTCTGGTTTTTTTTATGCCCACCCCATCTACTCAATGTAGTAAATAGCCATTTATTTCTACTTTGAGTATTGACACATCTACTTTATGTAGTATTCTTCTACTCATCAAAGCACAGGGTGCAACAGGTAAACGTTCCGCCGCCGGGCGTTAAGCGGATGAGGTGAAAGATGAGACTCAGTGTAAGCATGGATATATGAATTTATGCCAGAGGTATTCATTTTTTCAGATATGTTCGCCACCGTTGCGCTGGCTGTTTCTTTAATTAACGGAGTCTGGCTGTTTGTGTTCTGGATATTGATGAGGCGCCTGTAGTCAGTGACAACTTTTTTTAAGTGAGGTATGAGATGAACTTCAGAGAATTACCGATATCAGTCCAGAACATCGCAGCTCAACTGCTGGCGGATAAAATGCCGTGTGCCACCAACACCAGTGAAAACGAACCAGCAATGGCACTGGCCCAGAATATCAGCGATGCCTTCACCCGGCTTTATAATCCGATGAAAACCTACATCATTAACTATGACCCTGGTCGTCCTGGCCCTGTATACCACCGCCCCGATGTGGAAGAAGACGGGCGTCAGCTCCACGATACGGAGCACACAACACGAAGGTGAGGCGTTAGTTGGTGATGCGTGTATTCATCACCAGAAAATCATGAGGTTTTAATATGAAGTTTATTGCAAGGAATTTAGCCTGGCTTTTTCTTCGATTATATGAGCCGCGTCTCTTTGAATGTCAGGGAGCACGGACAGAAGCGTTAGTGCTGCCCTCGGTTCCATTAGAAAACGAAACTTCTGAGTCGTACCGCCGACTAGCTGGAAACATTCAAAAACCAGCTCTCCTGTATTGGGGTCGAGAAAAATTTTCATAGGGTGAGTTAATGCTACGGGAAAAATCATTTCAGGAATATCAGACATATTATTCTCTCTTAACTGTAGGGGATTTTCAGATTTTACCCGGTTTCTCGCTGTAGGGGTATAGCAGAGACTACCGCAACCCGGAGGTAGTTAAATAAAGCCGGGTACACAACACGAAAGCGCGTTGCGGGATATGTTCATATTGATCCTGTCGTTAATCCAGCCTGACAGCGCGCTTCCGGTTGCGAGTGGAACCCGTGACATTGCTGTGTGTAGCGTTGGCGGCATCAGTTTTTTATTGAAGTTCGGCTGATGTCCGCCCTTTTTTAAAAACTACAAAGCCTGTTTCCGTGAAGAAGGTGAGAAAGATGATGAATGTGGTGCTTGAAAATCTGAACGGATGGCGTTACAGTTCGCCTGCACCTCATAAAACGGGTGCCGGGATTGCAACCCCGATGTTCACCAAAGCGCATAACCGCGCTTCTGCGGTTTTTTTACGCGCTAAGCACAACCACATTCGCATTATGGTGGGGCGTGCAGGGCAGCCGCAAGGCTGGCCGGGTTCTTTGGTGACCGGTTGTTGCAACCCTGTACGTCTCACCACCCATGAGATTGCAACCTCACGTGGTGAGTTAATCAAATTCACCAAAGAGGATGCCACTATGGCTACTGCCCTTACCCTTTCTCACCCCGAAGTGACCATTGAAAACGGTCGCGCCGTTACTACGTCTGTTGCAGTAGCGGAATACTTCCGCAAGATGCACAAGGATGTTCTGAAAAAAATCGACAATCTTGACTGTTCGGCAGAATTCAACGAGCGCAATTTTGCGCCCGTTGATTACACCGACGCCAAAGGCGAAAAACGCCCCGCTTACCAGATCACCAAAAACGGCTTCGTTTTTCTGGTCATGGGATTTACAGGCAAAAAGGCTGCCGCTTTCAAGGAAGCCTACATCGCCGAGTTCGACCGCATGGAGAACGAACTGCGCCAGCAAAATCTCCGTCCGGTATGTAACGACATTATTCATGGCGACGGTCGTACACTGGTTATTCGTTTCGATGAGCACGGAAATATTAAAGACTCTCAGAGCATACCCAACAACGCCTGTATCTGTACGGTCGAAAATTTTAAATTCTTCCTGGAACAAAAAGGATGGACGTTAATCAACCGTAGCGAAATTAAAAACATGACTGTTGAACAGTTATTGTCACTGAAATAATTCTGGCAAAACCGGAGACATGACCATGAGCACCATCGGTATTTATATTGAAGGAGCCGACGCAACAATTAAACCCGTTAATGTCCATCGCGTCGGGGTTGAAATTGAAGGTATTTTATTATCTGAACTGGTTGAATCGGTTGATGACACCCCGGAACTTCTTGATGTCATCGGCGAGAAAAATATAGCCCGCTGGATTTCCACCAGAAATAAACTCGACAGCTTTCTTGATTACTTCGACCACCGCGATGTGGCTGACTGGCTTGAAATAAGGGTCAGTGAATTACAGCAGGAGGACTGAAAGATGAAACACCAGCACTACGGTACGATGGAGGTCATACGACAATGTGCGGTTCCCGGAACAATGGTTAAATATAATGACCGGGTTTATAAAGCCACGGCTAATACCAGGGGGAAACTGACGTTAACAAATATTCGTGAAAATATTACCATCCGGGATTTAGTTATAGAAATTTATCTTGATGGTAAAGGCGAACCACTGACAAACTGATTAATTTAACAATACCATTTTTAAAATCATGCCAGCAATGGCAGGGATTCACTCAACCTGAAAAAGGAAATAAAAATGAAAAATACAACGCCTGATGCAGCAGTATTACAGGAACTAAACGAACTCACCAGCCGTATATTTCAGATATGCGAGCAAAACAATATGCCGGTAGTTATTGGCTATTCATACGAGTCAGGCAGGAATGAAGATGGCTGTTCAATAAATAAATCAGTATCTGCATATGCAGATAAAAGAAAAGGAGTATGGGACTCCACGATAGCCGCAGCATCCATAATGCTAAGACTGAAAGAAGTTCCTGATGAAGCCCTTCGAGTAATGGCAAACATGGCTGCTGTTTGTGGCTTTGCGCGGGCGATTGAGTCCTCAGAGGAAAAAAGCCTGCATTAAATGCAGGCACTTCCCCGGCTTTACATCCCGGCGATGCTGAGGTGGGTGACCAGACCCACCACCAGAGACATGACCAGTGAGCACCCGGTGAAGGATTTTCACTGGCAATACAATTTTAATCTTAACTGAGGTTAAAAACAATGAGTGAAAATAAAGAAGATTTTGCGTTGCACTGCCCTGTTAAAAATGAAGAGGCCAGAAAGCGGCTTGGAATAAAAGCAGGCTTCTTCTGGACTACAGCTAAAAAACTGTCGGTAGCCATTTCCCGCTGCATTGCTGCTATGGACGATAAGGGGTATGACGAGGACGACTTTAAAAAACCCGTTCGCGTAAATCTGCCCGTTGTTAACGATCTGCCCCCTGAAGGCGTGTTTGATACTGAGTTCTGCAACCGTTACGAAAAAGGCGGTGACGACGGCAAAACCATGGTACTTATTCCCGGCGCTGTTCCCGCAGACCCGTTTCATGAACAAATGGCAGCAGATGATGACGCCAGCAATGACACGGCCTCCACGGACACCCCGTCTGACAGTGACAATACTGCCGGCGATCCCCTCCCCGCTTACGCTTATAACGTCAACGGCGAACCAATGGAAGAGGTGCTGAAAGAAGCGGATGTCAGTGTCGCCACGCTGCCGTTTATACAGCGCTTCCTGCACCTTTTTTATTACGGTGCCGGCAGGACGGCGGACTGGAAAGGTTTGCACTGGGCTTCGGCGGATCAACGCCGTTCTGTCACCCGTGCTGAGATGGATCAGGACGACAAATACATCCAGAACCTGCTTCCTGTTATCCGGAGTGTGCCTGAACTCGACAAGCTGGATAATTACACTATGTCAAAACTGGCGAACGCGATTCAGCTTGTATTCCATCCGTCAAAAAAAGCGCCGCAGCCGTATGAGTTTAAAAGCCTGGTTACCGCATGGTGGGAGGCTGAACCTGTCGATCGCGGCCTGCTGGTCAAAGAATGGCAGAAAGGCAACCGCGTCTCCTGTATCAACCGCACACCTTCCGGCGCGAATGCTGGCGGCGGCATCCAGACCGATCGCGGGGAAGGTTTCGTCCACAATCGGGCTTCACTGGCGCGGGATGTCGCCACGGGCGTACTGGCCCGTTCAATGGATGTGGACATCTATAACCTGCATCCGGCGCACGCTAAACGTGTGGATGAAATTGTCGCGGACAATAAGTCACCCTTTGATGTGTTCTGTAAGGCTTTTCTGAACATGCCCGGCGGTATGGATTATTCCCGCGCCATCGTGGTCGCATCAGTTAAAGAGGCCCCGACTGGCATTGAGGTCATCCCCGCACACGTCACCGAATATCTGAACAAGGTGCTGACCGAAACCGACCACGCCAGCCCCGATCCGCTTATCGTTGATATCGCCTGTGGCCGTACATCCCAGCCCATGCCCATGCCCATGCCCATGAAAGGGAACGCAAACGATGATGAAGAAAAACCGCAACCAGCAGGCGAACTGGCAGATGAACAAACAGCGCCTGAAACAGTGGAACAGGATACAACTGAACATCATCCGGACCCGCAGCCGCTGGATGCTCAGTCACAGGTAGACCCCGTTGAAGTGGCATACCAGAAAAAACGGGCAGAACTGCACGAAGCACGTAAAAACATTCCACCCAAAAACCAGGTTGACGCTGGTAAACAACTGGCAGCCGCGCGCGGTGAATATGTCGAAGGCATCAGCGACCCGGACGATCCGAAGTGGGTTCATAACAATTACAGCGCCTCAAATGAGGGCGAAAAAACGGAAGTGGCTACTGATGCTACTGATTCAGTTGACCATTCTGAAGCGTTTTCGAACCAGCACGAGCCAGAAACCAGCCATTCTGAGCCAGCAGCAGACCAGAACGAACCGGAAATGCCACAAACCGGGCCGGAACCGCAATCATGCGTACCGGATGATATTAAACCTGGTATCTACTTTGATATCACCAATGAAGCCTATCACGCTGGCCCCGGCGTCAGTAAATCACAGCTTGATGATATTGCCGTTTGTCCTGCCTTCTACCAGTGGCGCAAGGCTGCGCCTGTCGATACCGAAAAAACAAAGGCGCTGGATATGGGAACCGCCCTGCACTGCCGCTTGCTGGAGCCGGATGAATTTAAAAACCGCTTTATTATTGCGCCGGAATTCAATCGCCGGACAACGGCGGGTAAAGAAGAGGAAAAAGCGTTTCTGGAAAACTGCGCAAACTCCGGTAAAACAGTCATGACTGCCGAAGAGGGACGCAAACTGGAACTGATGTATGGAAGTGTAATGGCACATCCAGGATGCCGGGCGTTACTTGAGGCTGAGGGAAAAACAGAATCTTCTATCTACTGGACGGATACGGAAACAGGAGAGTTATGTCGGATTCGCCCGGATAAATTTTTGGCTAACAGTCCTTTAATTCTTGATGTTAAAAAAGTGGCGGATATGAGTCGTTTTTCACGCCATGTAGAAGAGTTCCGTTACCACGTACAGGCTGCCATGTATTGCGAAGGCTGGAAGGCTTATTCAGGTGAAACACCAAAATTTGCATTTCTTGCCGTCAGCGAAAGTATTGATTGTGGAAAATATCCGGTACATCTCTACATTCTCGAAGACGAACATTTCGATATTGGCTATTCCCTTTTTCGCAGAGATTTAAATACTTATCACGAATGTAAATCCTCAAATAAATGGGGTTGGGGATTTGAGATTATTGAGCGTCCATATTGGGCAAGGGGTTAAATATCATGAGTAACGACATTATAAATCCTTTTGGAAATAACGGACACCAGGATAATAACGTTAATGGGCTTGTGGCTGTTGAGCAACAACGTGCCATGCAGGAAGTTCAGGCTGCACTTGTTGTTGCGAAAAAATTTCCCCGTGATGCTATTCATGCAATGGATCGTATTCTTCAGGCCTGTACCCGCCCCACCCTTGCTGAAGGTGCGCTTTATTCTTATGGACGTGGAGGAACGGAGGTTACTGGTCCCAGCATTCGGCTGGCAGAAGCAATTGCGCAGAACTGGGGGAATATTCAGTTCGGTATCCGGGAACTGGAAAATAAAAATGGGGAATCAACTGTTGAGGCGTTTGCATGGGATGTTGAAACCAACACTCGCCAGGTAAAAACATTTACTGTTCCACATATCCGCTACTCAAATAAGGGAACAAAAAAACTCGCCGATCCTCGTGATATTTACGAAGTAGTAGCCAGTCAGGGCGCTCGTCGGCTTCGTGCATGTATTCTTGGTGTTATTCCTGGTGATGTAGTGGAGGCTGCGGTTAAGCAGTGTGAGTTAACGCTGAATACCAGCCTTGATCTGACACCAGAATATTTGCAAACCATGATCAAATCATTTGAGAGGCTTGGCGTCTCAAAAGAACAGGTTGAGAAACGTATCCAGTGCCGAATTGAATCGATTAGACCCGCGCAGGTCGTACAGTTAAAAAAAATATATGCCAGCATAAAAGATGGTATGTCGTCACCTGCTGACTGGTTTGAGCAAGTCACACCAACCAAAGAAAAAGCCAATGACCTGAACAATATGGATATCAAATAACGGAGGCTGGCGGTCGCTGACCGCCTGAAATGGTAATGAACAAAATAACAGCACTACCAGTAGAGCGCGACCAGTACGGCTACTGGACTCACCCACTGTACGATGAATTTTGTGCTGGTCGTGAGGTTATCTCTTCGGACGATTTTAATACATGGCTGGATAAAAACGGTCTCGAATGGAAAGTTTCTTACCGGGATGACGAGGAAATCGATACTGACGTTGACTGGTGCGACATTTCAGCCTGGCAACCAGAAGCGCCAGAAGGTGACGGCTGGTTTGTCGGCTCCATCCACGACACCGAAAATGGCGCGGTCTGCATCTGGCTACGAAATAAAGGCGGTGCATCATGAATATCGAAAAAGCCAAAAGGCAGTTAAGGGTAATGTTGTCAGGACCCGCATCCGGATATATGGAATGTGCCACGGCTGTGAAGGCGATACTTGATGAGCTGGAAGCCGCAGAGAAGCGCATAGCAGAACTGGAGGCGCGGGCTGTCAACTTGCCAAAACGCAGCGTTGGTGAGGTCATGCACCTGAGCGGATTCAGCCGGGATTACGCCGAGGGTTGGTGTGCTGGTAATGACAATGCGATACACGAAATCCGCGCCGCTGGCATCAAGGTTAAGGAGTCGTGATGGCCAGAACGACGCGTGAGCGCATGAACAACAAACACGGTCATCACTATCTGTGCGATGACTCGTTTTATATATGCCATATCTGCGGAACGGCGGAGCATCGTAACGGTAACTTCTGGTGGGCGGGTCGTTATTCGAAATGTGAGCCGCCATGCGGTGATGATATTGCGGGGCAGGTTGCCTGGTTTGATGCAGCGGAAAGCGAGGGGGAATGATGACTTATGACATGATTATTATCGCTTTATACGCTATTGCCGGAATCCCCGCGATTATCGGTCTTATGCCCTTTATTACATGGGAGAATGGATTTCGTGTGCTGGGTGTAGGTTACATCTGCCGTATGACATTGGTTTTTATTGTGTTGGTATGGATTATTTATCTGATACCAGGTGGTGCAAAATGACGCCGGAAAAGTACTGTCAATTCGTTACTGATAATTATGCCAGGTATCAGGGGGCGTGGTTATGTGGAAAATCAGCCGAGATATTGTGTTATCTGCTGAGCATGTCTGGTTATAGGTGCGAGAAGGTTTGCACAGTAATTAACGGCGTGGGGCACATTTACGTTCGCTGTGGAGATTTAATACTTGATCCAACAATAAAACAGTTTGGTGATTATCCGGAAATATCGAAAGGAAAACATCCTATTGAGATGGGGGCTAACAAATGACCACTATTACCAGAGAACGACTTGAGCAGATTTACGCCGAGTGCGAAGAGCGCGACCCGGCAATATTTGAGATTCGCGAGTTGGCGCGTATCGCGCTGGCATCGCTGGAAGCTGAGCCTGTTGCGTGGGAAGTGGGAGGCATCTTTTGCCACACGAAAGAAGAGGCATCTATTTACGTTGGTGAGCCTGAACCTCTTTACGAGGCCCCGCCAGCGCCGGTAATTCCGGATGGATACGCACTTGTCCCCGTCGAACCAACGGACGAAATGATAGCGGCTGCTATGAACTGCGAAGATGTGCTGTTCAATAGCGATGAGTCATTCTGCGTACAGTTCGGGAATATCTACGAGGCTATGCTCGCGGCAGCACCGCAACCGGAGCAGCGTTAAACATGTTCAGTCTGATTCAGCGCGGGCAGTTATATATCGACGGTAACGGATATCCGGTACAGGTCCACAGTTGCAGTGCCAGCCATGTGGCATTCCGTCGCCAGGATAATCAAATTCGTTCGGTGGGCATTGGCAAATTCAACAGCGCATTCGAGCGCCTTGATTATCAGGAGTACAACCAGCTCAGGGCAGAACAGGCGCAGACAGAGCATATTAAAAATTTGCGTGAACAGGCCCGGAGAAATAAAGAACGGCAGAGAGAATAGTACCAGAAAGCATTAAATAACGCTGAAACAGTTTTTTAAACACCGCTCACGCGGCGGGATTAGTACAGCCTGAATGAGGGAGGTAATTGCAGCATGAAGAAGCCTGTCTGTATGTTCTGCGGCGCTCCAGCCACCCTGCTTTGTGACGGAATAATCGGCTGGGATGCCGATGAGGATGAACACGGACACATGACCAAATATCGGGGCATGTTCACCTGCGACGCGCCCGTGTGCCGGAACTGCGCTACATGGCATGGCAACATATTTTTCGATGGAAAGATCCGGATGATGGATACACGCGACCTTTGCCCCCTGTGCCAGAAGTTACACGAAGCCGGCGAACACATACGCGTTGCAGAACACCGAAAGCATTCGGCGTTACCGCAGCCCTGCCTGAGTAAGGAGCAGGCCGCAATTATTCGCGCCGCGCACTGGGCCGGGTTCGCTAACAGTTACACCAGAAGCATAAAAATTATGGAAGGTGGCGGGCAGCAAGCCTTTGAGTTTTAGCCTGATCATTAATGTTCAACCCCGACCGACCGCCACGCCGTATAGTTGGCGGCGGTCATGAAGTAAAGAGACATGACCAATGTATGAGCTGACGTTATCACCAGACGAAGTTCGGGAGATCACCGGGTATAAGCGTTATACAGAACAGCAGCAACAGTTGCGTTGTCACGGTATCCCTTTTACAACCGGGAAAAGAAACCAACCGATTGTTCTTCGCAAATACCTGCGGCAGCCTGTAGAACCGCTGCCAAAAATATCAGAATTCATCTCTCCTGAGCCAGATTTCGGAGCACTGGACAATGGCAAGACCGCGTAAATATTTGAAAGACAACCGATTACCGCCCAATGTTTACTACAATAAATACAGCTATTTCTGGAAGCCTAAAAATAACCAGACATGCATCACGCTGGCCCCAGTTAAAGGTACAAGCATGGCTGTATTGTGGCAGAAATATGAGGCAAAAAAAGCTGAACATAATAACGTAATGACGGTATCCAGATTATGGCATCTGTTTCTTGATTCACCGGCATTTACCGAACTGGCACCACGAACTCAAAAAGACTATCACCAGCACCAGCGTAAGCTGCTGGCTGTTTTTGGAAAAATGCGCGCGGATACAGTGAAAACTGAACACATCAGAATTTTTATGGACAAAAGAGGGCTGGAAAGTAAGACGCAGGCTAATCACGAACTCGCGAGCCTTAGCCGTGTTTACGGATGGGGATTTGAACGTGGGTATGTGAAGGGCAATCCCTGCAAAGGGGTACGTAAATTTACTTCGAAGCCACGTACCGTCTACATCAGCGATGAGCAATATGCGGCAATTTATGACGAAGCCACGCCTGCATTACGCGTTGCGATGGAAGTTTCGTATCTGTGCGCCGCCCGCCAGGGGGACGTTCTGGAGATGGTCTGGGGTGATGTGATGGATGCTGGTTTATTTATTGAGCAGAACAAAACCGGGACGAAACAAATTAAGGAGTGGTCTCCTCGCCTTCGTTCCGCTTTTCAACTCGCGAGAAATACTATGGGCGAAAACGGGAAATATGTCATCACTAACTCTAACGGCGAAAAAGTAACGAGCAGGACGATTAACAAATGGTGGGATAAAGCAAAAAAAGCTGCGGAGCAAAAAGCCGGGGTTCCTTTTGAATGCACGTTCCATGATATCAAAGCGAAAGCCATTTCTGACTATGAAGGCAGTAGTCGTGATAAGCAGCTTTTCTCCGGTCACCGTACAGAAAGTCAGGTACTGACTTATGATCGAAAAGTGAAGGTTACACCGACGCTGGACATGCCGCTTTTGTCAGTCAACTCATGAAAAAACAGTCCGTTTTTTCGGGAAATATTCTAACAGTATTTTCTAACTATATTCTAAGCGCCCAAAAAACAAAGGGGCTACCTTTCGGTAACCCCTTGTTTAATCTGGCGGAAGCGCAGAGATTCGAACTCTGGAACCCTTTCGGGTCGCCGGTTTTCAAGACCGGTGCCTTCAACCGCTCGGCCACACTTCCAGAATGA